CTATTTGTCTGTATTTTTCAACCTACTCAAATGTACAGGCGTTATATTCAGATATGAGGCAATATAATGCTGAGGCACACGCCTAAAAATATCAGGAAATATTCGGGTAAGATTGTTATACCGCTCAAGGGGTGTTTGGGTATAAATCGACTGGATTTTGTTGCTTAGCAAAAAGAAATAATTTTCGGCAAGGATTCTCCCTAGTTTTTCACCATATCGCAAATGCTGATAACCCCACAATATCATGTCGAGCGACATACACACTACTTGGGTGTCTTCTAGTGCCTGAATAGAGTAGTTGGACGGGATTTGCTTCAATAGGCTTTCATAGTCGGTAGCAAAAGTATCTTTGGGGGCAAAATGGAAGGTTTTTTCTTCTCCGTTTTTGTCTATAAAATAAATACGCAACAAGCCTTTATTCACAAAAAACACTTCTTTGCAAATATTGCCCTCATGAAGAACAATCGTTTTTTTCTCAATTTCTTTCAAACGAAACATCGACGAATAGCTCGCCCATTCCTCTTCAGTGATTTCAATAAAACTTGCGATAACCGTATATATGTTCTGGTATTTATTTATCACTTTTATATTGACCTTACTAAACTGTTGACATAATTGACCTATACCAAAGTTAAACTTTATCTTGAATAAACTAAGGATAAAACCCCAATTTGCCCAAAATTTTGTTCGATACATTACGGCATTCCACAAAGCAATATTTTATATTTCCATGAATAAGAGGTTTCAGGATAATTATTGCACAATAAGTCTTTTTCTATTAGCCAGCATATTTACTATTCGGTTGTAAAAGCAATTTCACTGCTATACTTGTATCGACAAAGCCATATTTTCTGCCATGCCTCCTTCCGATTTATGTTTTATTTTTTTCACAAACAAGCCGAATAGTTCAAATTTTGATTATTTTTTCAAAAAAAACCGCTTTTAAACATCCCAGTAAAAAACTGAATGCCAAATAGATAAAGCTACTATTACCGCAAAAAAAGCTATTTAACAAAATTTTATTTCAAATAATAACGTTAAAAAATTTGCATTGTATTGCTCAAAACACTAATTTTGCACCATCAAAAAACACAGAGAGCTGGCAGAGTGGTCGATTGCGGCAGTCTTGAAAACTGTTGACTGTAACAGGTCCGGGGGTTCGAATCCCTCGCTCTCTACCAAGGTTAAAATAAATTAACCATCCCTACTTACCGAAAGCCTGTCCACAAGACAGGCTTTTTCTTTTTCCCTACGTTTATTTCTTTTCATTCATTTCATTGTGTCAAGGTGGCAGTCGAGATAGCAGTTCTAAACATGAGGTGGCAGTACATTTTTTTGTATTTGTTAATAAGCACACTTCTTCTGTTGATAACCCCTATTTTCTTCATTTATGGATAAATATTTGAAAGTACGCCAACGAACTTTTAAATATTTTACACAATGAAAAAAAACAATCAAAAAGAATGGAGATTCTTTTCTGGAAACACAAATGTTCAAACCCCTCTTTTGCAAAAATCTACCTTAGAATCACAGTGGATGGACAACGAGCAGAGCTCGGCTCTACAAATATTTTAGTCCATAACGACGACTGGGATGCTGAAAAAAAATGCGTCAAGCGTACCGACCCTCATTACACATTTAAAAATGAACAGCTTTTGAGCAAAGTCATGGACTTAACAGCCATTTACAATGACTACCTCCGAAAAAAAAAGCCATTTACAGCCCAACAAATCAAATTTGCTTATGAGAATCAAGACGAAATAACATTTATTCAGGGTTTTGATAAGTGGCTACTAGATGTTAAGTCAGACCCAAAACGATCTGTTGGAACTTATAAAACCTATAATAACGTAAGGGACAAAATATTGAAATTTCTTATACTCAAGAAAAAACACCTTATGTATCTACAAGATTTTGAATTATCCGACCTCCTTGAGTACCGAAAGTTCTTGCAGACAAATGAAAAATTTGCAGAAGCAACGGTTAGAAAACACTCCCAAACTATTAAGCAATACATAAAATGGGCAGTACTACACAAATTGTCCCCATGTGACAATCTGAATGGTTATCGTATTCCGATGGACAGGCAAAAGCCATTAGTTTATCTTACTAATGAACAGTTTGAGAAGTTACGAACCCACAAATTCAAAAACAAAGCAGCTCAGGAAGTTGCCGACGTTTTTATCGTTTATTGTAGAACAGGGTTTCATTATCAAGATTTATGCGCCATAAAAAAGGAGTACCAAAAAGCAATTGTAAAAGGAATAAACGGCAAAAACTGGATTTTCTGGGAACGTATCAAAACCAAAGTGGTAGCAAAAGTACCATTTTTCAAAGAAGTAGATGACATAATAACTAAGTATGGAGGCTGGGAGAATCTACCAATAAAATCAAATCAAAAGATGAATAGTTGGCTAAAACTCATCGCGGCCGAGCTGGACTTTCATGGAGAGCTGTCGGTAAAAGCTGGTAGAAAAACCTTAACAGACTGGTTACTCAACGTAAAAGGATGGAGTAAAGAAGCTGTCAAGGTTTTACTAGGTCTCAAATCCGACCGATCACTTGAGGCATACGGTAAAGCCGACGAGCGCCGAGTGATTTTGGAGATGGAGAGGTAGTAAAAATAGTAAAGTCCAAAGGTATAGCCCTTGGACTTTACTATTATGATTTAAACAAATATGTATATCTACTACTCCTTCTTGTATCAATGTGTACACCTTTGTACGAAAAAGTATCGATAAAATCAATCATCTTTAGAGGTGTGCTAAAGATTAAGTTACTTTCTAAAAAAAGATTACCGAATGTATCTGAAATAATACTTCTACCATAAAAGTATAATAACAAAAGTTCGTGCAAAGTCAACTGAGACTCCAATATGGCAATACTAGTTCCAAAATTATTTATTTCTTTTTCATCAACAGATTCATCGAAATGAGAACATATATAATCAAGAAATATGTCTAAATTTTTAAAATAATTTTCTAAATCCCGTCTACATCCTTTGAAAGATTTATCGGTTACTTTCAATTCATGTTTTTTTTGCCTGTATTGATATTCACAATTGTAGGTTACTGATTCTACTGAAAAATTATTAGCTTTCAATGTTATTAGTTCATTTAGTCTTTCTAGACCTTTTAAATAGGCTGTGACAATATCTGTATCTGTACTGCTAGTTCTGACTTTTAAGGTTTTATTTTCTTTATCATACGCTGAGTCTAACCCAAAAATTAGTACTGCAAAAGAAATGTTTACAATATCATCATAATTAATTTTCAAATCAATTTTTTCTTGTTGACTTGTACTTTCTAATCTTCTCACGGAAATATCAGAATTCACCTTCTCAAGTATTACCAAATAAATGAACTTGAACTCATCAAAAATATCTTGAAAACTTCTTTCAGACTCAACCTTTTGAACATTATCTCTGTAAATAGATAGTAACAGGTCAAATCTTTCATTATACTTTATCCTATTAATTTCATCAAATTGCTTGTTATTAGCTTCAACCTGTTCCATAAAAGCCCAATAAGTAAGTATAGAAGCGATTATTGAAATTATTGGCCCAAAAATTCCACCTATTGTATCTCCTGTCGTTCCAGAATCTTTAAAAGATTCATTTAACTTGAAATTATGATGAGATATTAGTACTCCCTTTTCATCAAAAGATATAATATTAAATCCATATAATAGTACTATAAAATACGCAACTGTAATAGTGACAAGGATGGTCAAAACGATGTTGAACCGATTTTTATTTTTCATAAATAAACTTTTTAGCTTTTATAAAATTATCACCTTTTTAATAAAAAAATATAGCCTTAAAAAAATTGCACTATTTTAAAATAACAATCAACATCTAATCACCTGAAAAACAAAAAGATGCTACTAAAAATAACTTAATAACTGAGGTAATATCACAATCCAAAGCCCGCCCTTTGCCGTGGTGGAAATTTCCACTTTTGGTTGTGGCGAATATCTGAAAGCTACATGAAGTCAATCTCAAAGCCCATAGGCAGGTGACCCATACCTTGGTTGCGCTTGTACGTTATGTAGTAGTCAACGGTATCCGATAGGTGCGTGGCTTGCTCCTGTGGCACGCTGGGCTTGGTCTCACTGTCCTTGTTCTTGCTATAGTCCTCATTGATAGGAGTCATCTCTATAGAACGTATCGTTGACTTAGCCCCACGTGGATTAATTCTAAGCTTATATTCATCAGGCTTTTTCTCAGAAAGAATTTCATGTATCAGAAAATGTTTTTCTTTACCCTCTAAATTAAAAGTTAGGGGATGCAAATATACCTCCCAACCAGCCTCTGAAAACACTTCAGAAAAGAGCTCAAATAATGTAAGCCATTTCCCGTCACGCATTTTGGTACCGGCTGATTTACTACCCCCATTTCTATCCCCTGTAATATACACTACCTTTTTAGGGTGCTTCTCGTACTGCTCTACTACCTTATGAGCCAAGGTCTCGGCCATGGTCATGTTGTTCTTTGGGGTCTTTACGAAGGCATCGGCTATTTCTCGTAACTCCCACCCTTCTGGCTGCCATATAGTGCAGCTCGTAAAGTGGGCATTGAAATCGACCGACAATTCCAAGGGTTTAGTGGGTTGATAATACTCCAGCTCCTCCGGGCAATGGGTATGTAAATTAAAGGCAGGATAAAACGTCTTTGGAGTTTTGCCCAGTCTGTTTCCTTCTACCTCTACATCAAACTCAATATCCGTCAAAGTCTCTTTTAAGTTGTCTATAAAATCGGGTGGTAAAAACGCCTGGTTATCCTTGGTCTTGATATGGCAGAAATAATATTTCTCAGGAAATTTTTTCGCCAATTCCTCATAGTCAAACATCCAATCCCCACTTGTACCATAAGGTGGCGACGAAAAGAAATAAAATCCCCAGTGTAAATTGGAGTGGTATTTCCCTTTATTGGCTCTGATTCTACCCTGAAGGATTTTAAGCCATTCACGTTTGAACAATAGGCCCTCATCCAACAAAACAAAATCGTCATTTCGCCCCCGGTGTATATCAGGTGTCAATTTGTAGGCACAAAGCTCCACTACAAAACCATTCGGAAAACTTATGCAGTTACTCCAGTCGTCGGGTTCTTGATAGGGTCTATCAAACGATTTGGGAGGTTCACGCCAAAGTACATATTCGCCGTGACCCGTTTCCCAATTGTAAGCTTTACAATTCCATCTATTTTCGTCACCCCACGTTGCCTTTAAGCCTGGCATCAAAGAACGTTTTGCTTGAGTAATGGTAATACAAGCAAATTGCCCTTTTGCCCTGGGCAACTCTTCTTTCATAACCATTAACAAATCCGCCAAAGTAACAGACTTTCCAGATCCAATCCCTCCTACTATACCAGCAACTTTTACCCCGTCGCTGGATAGGTTAAACATGACTGTTTCCAGAAAGTCGGCTTGCTTATCATTCACTTGGATGTTCTGTATTTGTTCCAATGAGTTCATAATTGGTGTCTTCAACTTTTGGTGTAGTACTGTAATTATTATTTACCTCAACTCTTTTGATTACGATTTTGGTTGGTCGTTTTTTCTCATCCATATTGGATTTGATTTCGTCATAAGCGCCGTCAATTTTAGCGGCTTCCTTCATAAGCTTCATATATGCGTCCCAATCAAGTTCTTGTTTAGCTTTATACGCCGCTTCACGAAATAGCTCAGCATACATAAACTTTATACCTTCCTTATTTCGTAATTGACGGAGCTCTGCAAAAGTCTCGTAGGCCATCGCCAAAATTTCCCTTGCTCTACGGTCTTGTACTTTTACAATTGGGTCATTTTTCAAGCACTGGATTACTTCAGTATCGGAGTATCCATCTTTGAGCCACCCACGGGCTACACTAATCTTTTCAAAGGTTTCTTGCTGAGTCGAGGTCAGCTCTCGACCAGTGAGCAAATGTTCCCGAAACACGCTCATTTCTTCGTAGACTTTATCCAGGTATTTATTATGCTGTCTCATATTTAAGGCGTAGTAATTCTTCTGTGATTTCTTTTTTTCTCAAGTTGCTTTTTGCTAGTTTTTCAGTCCATTCATTAAATCGGCTACTTTCGGGCTTTTCTTTCATTTTTTGCTCAAACTTCCAAATAGCAGTGTTTATCAAGCCCAGCTCATAGCGTAACTCTGCCTCTCGTTGTGGGTTAAGTTTTTGTTGTGCTTGACGCTCTTCACTAGGCAGTTTTCCAAAACGCTCGAAATAGGCTATTGTCAATCTACATTCTTTCCAGGCTGTACGTTTTTCTCTAATCTGGTCAATAATAGGCTTTACTCCATCTACGTCACTATCGTCGAAAGTGTGGAGCTTGTTAGACAAAAAAGCGGCTTCACGATGCAAACTTTCCGCCTGCATCATGAGCCGCTCTAGCTTTTCACTGCTATGATCAGTCTCGTTTGACTCTACTCCGTTTTTTTTTCTTCTTCTGTTGCTGGAGCTGGTGGCGTCACCACAGGTGCTTCAGTTTTGGAAGTACTGTTCGCTGGAGCTGCTGTCTTGGTATTGGCAGGAGCTGGCTTTTCTGTTTGCTTTTTCGGCGCTAGCTCTTTCGATTTTTCAATAGCTCTTTCATAAGCAAATTTGGCTGTTTCGTATTTCTCAAGCGACACTTCCGTTTTTTGAGCGTTATGCTCCATTTCTGCCAATTGAAAATCAGCAAATAGTCTTTCCATATTCATGTTAGTGTTTCGGGGTTAAAAGTTCTAATAAAGACGGAGTACCTTTTACTTCAGGCTCAACGTAGTTTTCGTTAAGCGCAATAAAAGAGTTTCCGTTTTCAAACAAAACAGCCGCTTCCTCATCGCTGAGGTTATCGTTGATGTATTTGGTTTGGCCCAGTACAAAAACGTGATTAGTGGCAGCGCTTTGTTTATCGGTAATTTTATATTTTTGGAGTGCCATAGATAGGAAAAGAAAAGAGTGACAATTAGAGTTTGTCACTCCAGATTTAGAAATTAGGATAGCGCTTGTACAGCGAAAGTAACCGTATTGGCCAATGGTACAATCGGGTGAGAGTATCCATCATTTTTGGCCGTAAAGGTTACACGCTTACGCTCCGTTCCTTTTGGTGGGTTCGTAATTTTGGCATCGAACATAAATGGAATGTACTTGTCACCAAAATAGTACAAACTATTGTCGTTACCCTGAACAATCAAGTTTACAGGTGTTTCATACAAAAGCGCCATTGCTTTGGCAATGTCTTTATCGAAGCCTAACACGTCAAACTCGACACCTTGCGTAAAGCCACCACCTGTTTTCATTTCACCATCCCATTTCAAGGTATCGTACCATGCTTCAATCTCGACCGCCATTTTCCCTGGTGCCAATGGAATAGCTCCAGCAAACTGACCAGTTGATAAAATGAGGTTATAATCCACAAACTCATTGAGTAAATCTTCTGTCAGAATTACATACAATCGCTTTGAGCCACCGAGCTGTGGATTTTGAGTTTTACGCTTGAGACCAACCAAAGGCACTGTAAATGCACCAGTGGGAAACTCTAAATATTGACCCGTTAGCATTTGTAAACCTGCACTGGTCGACATCATACTCAAACCCGAAACAATGGGATTGCCTGTGTAGGCATACATGGATACTCCAGCAAAAAAGCTAAGAAGTACCATTGCCATTTTTAGAAACTTATTCATAAAAAGATATTAGGGCCGAAGCCCAATTAAAGGTGTATTTTAATCAAACTAATTACAATCGGTTGTTACCAAACCACTCGCTACCCAAGCCGTACTCAACACAAGCCGAGTACAAAATGTTAAGCTCCCAGTGTTTCGTGTATTCTTTCATTTTCACACGGTATTTACTTACGTCCTCATTTGTCAAGAAAAACAAATCAGGAGAAATAAACATCAAGTTACTTGCTGCCAAAGCTGGATCAACATCAAATGTGATATTGTCGTAATCATCTACCGTTTTCGCTGTTTCGTTTGGCCCTACGTGATTTGGGAACTTGGCACGTCGGTTGGTATCATATTTACGTTTGTTTGATGGCGAAATTTTAAACTTGAGTGGTTTGGCTGCCAAAGCTGGATTTGAGTCGGTCAAAGCACAGATAGCTTTTACCTCATCATAAATATTTTGGTCTGTCAACGGTGTTGCCGCTGAGGTCACAACGTTAGCACTCGGAATATCACCTCCAGTACCACGACCAGCAGTAAACTTTTTAATCAAACCATCAATTGAACTCATAGAGCCAAATCCTGACTGATTAAATACCCCTCTGTAAGTACCATAGAGCGCTAAACCTTCGCCTGACTTCTGGAGTACAGTATTGACAAAAAATAATTCCCAAGGCATGGCCAAAACCTGCTCTTTGGTCATGTTTCCCGTAGTGATCAGACGCTCGTAGCTTCTAAAAATCTTTAAAACGTCGGAACGCTTCAAAGCCAAGTCAATATCAATATCAAAGAAGTTGGGTAGTTTGGCATTGATTTTTACGGCATCAGCTGTGGGATTAAAATCGTCTGAAGCTGGCTTGTTGGCGTCCTTAGCGACAACTGAAAAGATAGGCGTTTTGGCGTCGGTGACCTCAACATTAAAATCCTTACGAATCTTTCCAAAGCCATCCATTACCGATTCATTTACAATGATAGGATTGCCAGAAATGAGGTTTTCCAATTCGTCTGGTAGAGAGTCGAAATTGGGATTGATTGAACTTGTAATAGGCATAGTTACCTTAATTTAATGGTGAACTTTAATTTTAAACGGGTTTGTCCCAGTGTAGATTTTTACTAGACTTTGCTCAAGTACTATTGTGCTCTGCTCAAAAGAATGCTCATCGGGTGGTCAGCTGCCAACTTTGCTTCAGTCTCTTTGTTAGAGGCATCACTTTTAGGAAGCTTTTGACCATTTTGAGACTTTTGATCATAAAACTCTTTGTAAGTATCACGGTCTTTTTCGGCTTCAGTAAGCTTGGTATTTAGCGACGTTTTGTCCCCTTCCAAGGCTGTTACTTTTTGCTGCAGCTCCTGAGCCTTGATTTTTTCAGCTTCGAAGTCCTCTTTTAGTTTGGTGTTTCCTTCTTGTTGGGCATCGAGTCGCTGTTTCAACTCGGTCATTTCGTTTGAAAACTCTGCTAAATGCTCAGCAGAAACCACCTCCGAAATATTTTTAAATGATTTTGGCAAGACTTGCAATAGCCAATCTTTTGCCGGTAAGGTACTTTTTGACATTATCGTATAGTATTAAAAGTGTGCAAAACTAAAAACCAACATTAAGCGTGGGCCAACTGTTGGCAGCGCTTAATGGCTGAGTTAAAATCTCCTATTCTATCAGCTAAACCCAAAGTAATGGCGTCCTTTGCTCCGTAAACGTTGCCTGAAAAAACGTCCTCACTCTTGATTTTCCCGACTCTACCACGTTTTACATAGCCTACAAATTCCTTGCGTGCCGCGTTGGTTTGTGCTTGTAAATATCCTCTGGTCTCTTCTGTCAATGGTTCATAAGGGTTAATCTTTGCCTTATTTTCTCCACCTTGAGCTCGAATCATTTCGACATCAACCCCTTGCATTTGTAGTTGTCTGGAGTAATTTTCATATATAAACAGTGAACTAATAGACCCAACACTACTCATGGCACTATCCTCAACGACGATTTCATCGCCTTGAGAGGCGATAAAATAGCCCGCTGACAAACAACGGTTGGTAGAGGTTACTACAGGTTTCGACTTGCGGAAATTGGTCACGGCATCGGCTAACATCGAACAGCCATCAGCTGTACCCCCTGGTGTCGAAATTTTCAGAACTGCCCCCTTATACTTGTCGTCGGCTCTGGCTACGTCTAGCAACTTGGCCAGCTCCTCCATTCCCAAAGACCAATAAGAATATCGTGACATTTCGCCCACAATTGGCAAAACCAAAATATCACTACTAGCAGAATAAAGATTGGTGTAATAGTTATTCAAATACCTAGCGGTATCGGTACTAATAAGCTTCGTCTTAAACGCTTCGTGTAGCTTTGCGTTGGGTAACGTTTCAAAAAAAGTTGGTGCTGCTGTAGTCTGTAGTTTGTGCATCGTAATGCCAATATGCGACTCAGCGACGTTCCAGATATGCTCGTGAAAAATTTCGGCCATGATGTTCGTAAAAATTTTTACGAATATCATGGCCATATAATACTATATAAAGGACTAAAAGCCCCTTAGATAAAACCAGACATACTATTTTTTGGCCCGCCAGGCATAAACGCCAAAGACTCTCACCATCCAATACATGATATAATGACGTATTGATGCCTGTGGATTTATTGCATTGGCCAAGTACAAAAACTGTTCATCGGCAAACTTCCTAGCGGCTTGTTCTCCTAGTTCTTTTTGCTTGTACTGCAAATCATACAAATAGTCATGTACCAAGGCTGCTCGATTATATTTGCCTATAGGTGGGAAAAACGACCAGAGCAACATTGGCACACTTGCAAAATCAGTAACATACCCAGCCGGTACCAAAATAACAGAGCCGTCTGAAAGTGTTTCTTCAAACGGCTCATAAAGCTCCCACCAATCAGCTTTGTCGCTGGGAGCTTCTCGATACATCACTACAATCTTATTGTACATTCGTTACTGCAAGCTTGAAGTTGGCAAGACTACCTTCAAAATTAAACCCTTGCAAAGCTTGGTTGATAAGCTCTAAACTACTTGCTAAATTATTGGCTCGATAAGCTTCAATCAACAAATACAGCTCAAACGGAATCACCTTGCTATCGGTATGGTAAATTACTGGAGAGGTAAAATCAACGATATTTTCCTCCAAAACGGGTTTCCCTGATTTTAAAACAGGCTGCCCATTGTCATCTAACTTTGGCACCATTTGAATATACTTCCCTGCCAAAATCTCGTATTGAATCTCACAAAGTTTTGCCCCGTCTTGTTCAAACAAATCACGTTTGAGCGAAAAACGCATTTGGGTAGGAATCACGGTTACTTTGTAGGGTGTGGTAATGTTGAGTGTTGCGATTTTCATAATAAAAAAGTGTAAAGGGTACAATGGTTTGATTGTACCCTGGTGTTAAAATTAATATTCGTAAATTGGCGTAATGGCGTAGGTGAGGGTTTTGCCTACAGGCCCCGAAAAAGTCAAGGGGTTGTCTGTCCCAGCGGTACAGCTAGAGGCTGGCTGAGCTACAATAGTACAGCCTGAGCTGTCGACAATTTCAAAAGTAAAATCGTAGTCACGTCTTACATTACGAGTAACGTTAGCTCCACTACAATCAACAGAAAACTCTTGGCGTGTTTTTGACCTCATAATAGCGTATGGACTTACATAAGCACCACTCCCCAAATCTGAATTTGAAGGTAGTCCCGACGATTGTCTTCCTGCAATTCCTTTTTTGGTAACGTTAATCAGCTCGTTATCTGTCAATAGTGTATTCCAGATAGCGATGTACTTGATTGGAGTATTCGGTGGAGTAACCCCTCCAAAATATATCTTATCAAAGAATGGTATTTCACACTGAATATCCCTTGCACCTAATGTACCGTCGATGGCACCAATAGTATTATTTGTATCGAAGGCCAACCCCATAATAAAGTCATTGGGTAAAGCCTGAGAGTTTGCATTAGCTACCGATGTTCCATCAACTTTAACCGCAAACGAAGCAAAGGCTACATTAGCACCACTGTTGGACACTGCCTCAATTAAATTAATACCATTGGAAGTAGTTGGGCCAGACAAAGATATATATTGCCCCCAAACCGCTTTTGACCTTCTAGCCGCTACAACAATAGTACCTTTTTTCAAAGACGGGAAGAAATCTGAAAAAGCCGTTCCCAATAGTCCACAAACATCTTTCTCTCTAGCCTTTACGCCATTCGTGGTAGGGATAAAACTTGTATAATCTAAGCCTATTTCTAATTGTGGTGCAGTAACATTAAAAGCACTACCATTAGCATCAATTTTGCCAATATAAAGAGCTACAGAGGTTTCTCCGGCTACAGGGGTAAATCTAAATGAGTGTAACCATACACCATTGGTAAGAAACTCCGTAGTAGCCGCAATCGACCTATTGGAAGAAGAGAGTCTAATAGCAGATGCTGTATTGAGTGATGAAAGGTAATGGTAAGTATAGGTAGTTCCAGGAACTACCGCTATAGAAGTACGAACAAATGAAGAAATATCGCTTGTAAGTGTAAAAGAGTGGCTAGGCCATCCCAAAAGCTTAGAAGGTCCATTATAGATAGCATTATTTTTATCCCATAAGTCGATATTCATACTATTAGGAATTAAATTTTGTCTAAACTCTTCTGGCAAAAAACCCAAACACTCCAAAGTTAGTGGGTCGTGTGTAAATCTGGGTTGATTAGCCTTTGCCTCTCTCATTACCCCATTCTTGTCAATATAAGTTGCTGGGCTATTACGATAAAAAGCAATTTTAGGGTCAATAAAACGAGAGTTTGAAAAGTCCAAGAAAAAGCTTGGTCTTGTACTAGGTCGTACAAAAGCCCCATCAAAAGCGTCTATTTTGCCCCTAGTTTCGTTGAGGTGTTTACCTACAGTATTGGCTGTATAGTTGGTTTTGGCAGGGTCATGTGTCACCTCTCCCGAATCGTAGGCATGAAAAAGGTTAGGGTCTATCTCAAAGCTTTCAGGAAAACTGTCTGCTATATTTGTATAGGTTATATCAATGTACTCCCTAAACTCTGCCTTTAGGAAAAATGCCAATAATTGCTCCTGCGTTAAATCATTATTGAGCAACGTCAACTTACCATTTACATGAACCTGTACTTTATTTACATATTCAGGCTTTACTTTTAGTATTTGTGCCATATTAGAATGTTTGCGATTTGTATTGTGTCAATATTGAAGAAATAAATGAGGGGTTGAGTGAAAAGCTTGGTTTGGTAAATCTACCCTTTAGGCTTAGTTCTATGGTTTTTCTGTCGGTGGCCAAACGGCTATATTGATACCCAAACCCGTTTTCAGGGTTTCCGTTGTACCAGGTATTGGCATCGGCTTCACGCCAGAAACTTATAAAACGTCGTTGCTGATTGGCATAAAGCCACGTTAGGAGTTCTTCGGTTACGCTTTTGATTTGACAAGTAAGGGTTACGGTATAGTAGTCGCCAGAGGTATCATCTTGTTGCTGAACTTCGTCCCATACAGCATTTTTTTGTAAAAACTCAAATAGCGTAATCACAGAACCATCTAGCATATTTACCTCTGCGTTGTCTATCGATGTAACTCGCTTACATTCTATTAGTATCAGGTGCGTTACATATCCTATCGAAGACTTACTATGACCAAACTTTTCTACTGTATTCATGCTCAAAACTACCAGCCAAAACCCACAATACATCGGACGGAAAATGTGGCTTTTTAACACCTTATTAAAAGCAAAAACCGCCTAGAATATCTATTCTAAGCGGTTTTTGCTTATTTGAGTGTCGGACAAAATACCCTATTTACGGACAAAACCCCGAAAACTCGGACAAATCGCCTTCACAGCGGACAAAACACCTAAAAGTTTTTATGAAAATTTCTCGAAATCTTGGCCAAATAGTCCCTATAAATCTTTCTAGCTGTTTCCATTTCTATATCTACATCGGGTATAATGCCATAGCGGTCAAGAAAGCGGCGTACAAATGGCGTATAATCAACGGCTCGGCTATACTCGTGTACGCTCCTAACTTCGCATATCAGTTCCCTCCGAAACTCGGCATCAATCAACTCACATAGCTCCTTTGTTTTTTCTACTGGAAAATACGTAGAATAACTTTCGTCATAGTACTGAATCTTTATAATAGAGGCATTGTCTGGCAATTTATACCGCTTCGGATAGGGGTCTACTTTTTGAACAAACTGAATCAAACGGCCAAGCTCACTACGTTTTCCAATTTTGACATATCCTTTTTCTGTTGTTAAATAGGTACCTTCAATGAATTTTTTAAGATGTGGCGGCACTGCAAATTCGACTTTCTTAATCATACAAGTTGTGGAGTTATGAGTGCATAAAAACTATTTCAAATATAAAGACCTTTGTTCAAATAGACCAATCACTTTTTATTTTGTACGAGCGTTTAGGTTAGAAATCATCCCAATCAGGGTATCCATTTTGTTAGATACATTGGTTTGGCGTATGGCCGTTTCTACACTACGGGTTGCTCCAACGTTTTGGTTTACAGCCATTCTAATCTCATTGCTCAAGTAAACCCCGTTTTCACCCAACTGTACAATTTTCTTGAGTGCCTCGTTTTGCTCTCTTAGCAATTTGATTTGTTCGTCGCCCAGCTGTTTGGCTTTTTCTACATCTGCCTCCGACTCACTCACCTTTTGTGAGTCAGCCGTAAATGAACCATCCGAACCGTCGTTATATCGTTTCAAAATCGTACCATATTGGTACATTCGTCCGCTGTTCAATGATGGGATTCCGTTTCTAAATGCCAAAGGTCTGCCCCCTTCACCCATAATATTCATGGTTTGCCAAACAGGTTTTTTGATACCACGCTTGGCATTCTCGTGCATCTGCTTAATAATTGGCTGGTTGATTTCCGTTTGGTCAGCATTCACGATAGCCTCACCTCCTTCCATTTCGCCCAGCTCCTTACCTGTTTTATTATCTACCAAAGCAATCCCCCCTTTCCCGTAGGTCTTTTCATGTTTGCTACCTTGAGGCGTAAAACCATAATGAAACTGTGGCTTTGGTTGCGAGCTAATCTTTGCTACTTGAATACCCGTCATCACTGCCGACATAGCAGCAAACACCAGGTTGACAGGCCAAAAGCCAGAGGCCAACGCCTTCAATGTCGCCAATGCTCCTGTAATAATGGCACTAGCCATATCAGCCTTTTTCTGAGCCTCCCACGCCTTTAGCTTTTCCTGTTTCTCGATTTGTCTGGCTCTTTCGTTTTCGGCTTTAATAGCCGCCTCCAAATCTTTTTTGATTTTGATTTGTCGGTTTTTCTCATCAGTCGCCGCCTTTACTTTTTCCGCTTTCTCTTTTTCGGCAGCCTTGATTTTATCATCCATCTCCTGCTTGGCCTGCCCAATACGCTCTTTCGATAAGGCCTTGTCTTGTTTGGTTTCATCATCCAGCTCCTCCAAGCGTTCCTTTAGCTGTTGCTGACCCGCTTTTATCTTGGCATCTCTTTCATCCTCTGCCGCTTTAATAGCCGCTTTCATGGTCTTTTCGGCGGCATCCATTTTCTCCTCTTTCTCCTTCTTAGCTTTACGGATTTTTTCCTCCAAAGCCTCCTTTTCGGCTTTGTCGGTGGCCACTCTCATTTGCGACTCCAAATCCCAAATTTGCTCATTCAAAGTCTGCTCAAGGTTCTGAAGCTTTTCGGTTTCTTCTTCCTTTAGTTGTTTTACTCGTTCGGTTTCGGCATCCTTCATGGCCAAAAACGACTCCGAGTAATTTTCCTTCAGGGCCTTAATTTTGTCAGCCTTATCCATCGTATCATCTTGAAGAATCTTTTCTAAATCCTTGATTCTACTGGTTTCGGCATCTTTTAGCTCTTTGATAGCATTGGTGTGCTGCTCTTTTACGGCACGTTCCTTGTCTATAGCATTGTTCAGGTCGGCACTATTTTGGTCAAGTTGCTGTTGCAAAATTGCCACCTTTTCGTCTCGCTCTCTAAGGGCTTCGGCTATGGCCTTATCAGCTTTTGCTTTTTCTAGGTCAGCCAAAAAGCTAGCGGCTTGTATAGCCATTTGCCCTACCGCCTGAAACTTCTCTTGGTTATTCTGGAGTCGCTTTTGCCAAGCTGTCAACTCACCTTGTACTATCTGGCCAGCCGCTTCTACTGCCTTGGTAACATCCCCCTTCAGAAAATTCGTAAATACATTACTCCAAGCCTTCTGTTTACTTACCTTACCATCAATCAGCTCCTTATCTAGCTTGGCAATATCTTGGGTATATTTGGCGGTTTGGGCCTTCTTTTCATTGTGGTATCTATCCTCAATAGCTTTCAAAGCCGCTTCTTTCAGCTCGGTATCGCTTATTTCCCGTTCAGCCTTTTTCTTTTCAATCTGAAGCTCGGTATCCAACTTTTCTTGAGTGTATTTCAACTCCAGTGCAAGCCTCTCTTTCCTAATTTCAACCAGCTTTCTGGCATTGGTACCTGCCTGTACCTCCTTCCAATCGAGCAAAGAGCTTTCGGCTTTCTTCTCCTGTTCCTGTACCAGCTTTTCGGTTTCAAGCCGCTTTTGAGCCGCTTCTTCCTGCTTTTTGGCTTCTTTGGCTTTGTACTCATCCCGTACCTTTTGGCGTTCGGCCTCAGCTTCTTTCTCTATAATCGTCTCAAGCTTTTCTTTCAAAGCTTTATCAGCCTTCGACGCTTCATTATCCGCTTTTCGTTTCCGGGCTTTTTCATCTATTTTAGCAATTTCCCGTGCTAGTTCATCCCTAATCGAATTTATATTGGTCTCGGCTTCATATTCAGCTATTCGCTTTAGGGCCTCTTCGTTGGCTTTTGCTATTTCATCTAGGTGTTTTTTCTCCTCACTCTCTTCTTTTTTACGCTTCTTTTCGGCCTCCTTCTCCCTTTTAGCAGCGGCTTTTTCTTGCTCTTTGGTCATAGCCGTTTGCTTTTTACCCTCGGTGGTAGCAGCTGCCAAAACGGCTTCAGGTTCTAGTTTTTTGGGGGTATCTACCAAGGCATCTTTAAACCCTTTTTTGATTTGGGTAAAGTTATCATTGGCATGTTTGGTCATATTGCTAAATTGCTTTTTGGCATCATCCCAGGTTTTGGAAGCACCCACAAAATCACCTTGTAAAAACTTGACCAAAGCTTTACCACCCGACATCAAAGCACCCAATGACTCAATCATGGCTTGGATAGCTAAAAAGGAAGCTCTAACGGGTAAAAGTAAAGATTGAAATACAACACCTAACCCCTTCATTACACCAGTAGCCGAAACCGTTTGTTTGCTAAGGTTAGGGAATATCTGTTGTACCAGCCCCATCATACTATCGTATAGGTTGGTTACTTGCTGAAAAAGCGATTTGAAGACAGTAACCACAGGCTCAGAGTTCTGGGCCAGCTCTAACAAGAAATTAGCAACATTGATAATAATACCCAACAAGGCATAAAACACAGGTTTGAGCTGCTCACCTACAGCTCCAGCCAATTGCATAAAGGTATCTCCAAGGTTGGAAGTTTTGCCCTCAAGCTTATTCATCATTTCAGCATTCATTCCAACAACCCCCTTCATTTGTCCAAATGCGGCTATCATTTTCATTGCTCCCTCTTCGGTCGCCTCCATTGTAACCGTTTGACCTTTCCAAGTGCCTATAATTTTATCTCCTGATGACCTAACACTTATACCTAATTCTTGCCACCTTCTACTATTTGTAACATCTAAAATAGCCTCATTTAATTGCTCAAATGGCTTACCCAAAGCACTGGCTACATCACCCATCGATATAATTTGTTCACGGGTTGGCCTTAACCCACGGTTCACCATTTTTACATAAGCTTCGGTTAGATTATCTAATGAAAACGGAGTTTTTACAGCAATATCTTTCAGAGCAGCCATCGACTCCTTAGCCAACTTTTGCGAGCCTAGAGCAACCTTTAATACAGTTTCATATTTCTCTAGTTTTTGAGTTGTCCCAAAAATTGCTTTCCCCAAATCAACCGCCCATTGGATAATCTGTAAAGCAATCATAGCCTTAAAAGCCAAATTGACTTTATTGACACCGCCCGAAATCTTGTCCCAAATACCTGGCTTAGCTAAGTCCTCACCGCCTTTCTTAATACCATTAACTTGGTCTTTTACTTCAGCCATTCGACCTTTAACCTCTCCAAGTCTTTTACTGGTTTCTATAAAAGCTTTAGTTCCTGGCTCTAATTGTTTGATTTCTTTATTGAGGGCTCTGGTGTGTTGCTCTAGCTGCTGAAGGGTCATTTTATTGATGTCCATTCCCTTCAGCGACTTGCTCAACTTTTCGGCTTCCTGTTGGGTGTCTTTCAATTCCTGTTTGTACTTCTTCCAGTTTTCAGAACCTTTGCCGCCGTTTTCTTCAATTTCCTTGATGGTCTTTCTGAGCGCCTTAGCATTATCATTCAAATCCTTGAGCTTCTTGTCCAAATCGCCAGTTTGGCCCTTTAGCTCAAGGGTTCCGGTGTCTTTAAATTCCATTGGTGTAGATCGTTTTTAGTAGATACTATTTTGAAAAATTCATGGTCAAATCCTGTATTGCACCAGCTCCAGCGTGGCGACGTAGCTCATAAAAAAATTTGGGTAGAATATCGTTTTTGAGCGGGTCATTATAGACACCTCGATAACCACGCTTAACATTGGGTTCTTTTTTAATAGCATGACGCATTCCTTCAGCAATCCGAATGACCGTGGCGGTATAGCTCCGTGGTGTCAAACCTTTGGGATAACCTGGAATATAGGGAAACGCACTCACGCCGACTCTTTCGACGTACTTGATAAATGGAGACAAAGGAGGCATTCGCTCAAAATTGAGCTGTTTAAGGTCTTTTAGCCTCAAGAGCATATCATAATGAACGGAAGCTTTGATATAGTCTTTACCTCGTTCTACAGCTCCAGCCTTAATACTATTGAGCATAGCACCCGTCAAGACAATACCTTGAGCGTTTACCTCTCGACGAAATACCTTTTCAGCTTCATCGACATATTTTTTTAGAATCTCAGCAAAGATTGGATTTTCGAGAATAGAGTCTTTCATAATCAGTGTAGTTCTTTACAAGCTCTAATTTCTGAAAGACTTTTGGGGAGCTGAAGGACAAAAGAAAAGCCTAGCAACTTGCTAAGGCTCTGTTTAGTTTTATCCGCTTAGGTTTAGAAATCACCCGATTGGAGATTACCAAAATTTCAACTATTTTAATGGGCCTTGTAACAAAAAAGCCTCCGAATATTCGGAGGCTTTTTTGTTACAAGGCCATTGGTAGGTGAGTTCAACACTCAATCTTCTTCAATTGGATTTTTAGTACTCTGTGGTTTCAGCACGTCTTTGGTTACTTTACTTAAACCAAAGCCTCCCGCTATCCCTGTCAGAAAAGTTAGCCAAGGTATAAAGAATGTTTCTTTAAAAAATAGTATCAAAATCGTAATAATTGGCAGTACTACCAAAACTCCTAATAAAACATACCTAAACGTTTTTTGATTGATAACAGAAGCGTCTATTTTTTTTAGTTCTATTTCTTTAATAGCTTCAAGCCTTTCTGAACTAAAAGTAAAAGCATTTTTCTCACTTTCTGCCATCATATTCAGCACCTTATCTACCTGATCTTTGTCAAGTTTACTAAGGTCAAAAGTACTTTTACTCCCTTTCTGCGTAGCCATTATTTCAAGTTCTTGAAACATCGCCTTTACATTTTGTTTGGGTACTTGTGGAGACACAACTTCCGCTTTTAACTTATTTTCCTCATTTTCAGAAGGTTTTTCAATATTGCTCATTACTTACTAAACGGTGTTGTTTATTATAATAAAATACATTAGTCTCATTCTCTTCACTGTTAAAAGTAGAAGCTAGTACTCTTTTAAAAGCTCTATCCAAAGAATCCGATAAATTAGCCATTCTACTTTCAAGAAAATACGTAGCTTTTCTTTCTTGATAAGCATCCATAATAAGCTTTTTAATAACTACCACTTCTACATCCGATAAATCATTTTTTGTGGCATATTCATCAAAAATCTCCAAAAATATATCCAAAGCCTCATCCAAGGCTTCAGTACGTTTGTCTGAAAACTTTGTTGAACTATGCTTTAAAGTTTGTTTTTCAAGAGCTGTCATATTTTTAAGTGTCTTTTTTGACGGTCGAGTGTGTGTAATAATTTAAGAAGTTTCAATTCCATTTATTCTGGGTATATATCTCAAGAATGATGAATACGTCACGTTCAAACTCCTTAAACTCATTTTTATTTTAACAAGAATAATTAAACTATAGTACATCTAAAAGAATCATTCCACTCTTCAACTTGTAATTAGTTTAAAATCTTTAACTTAATAACCTTTATACAACTAACGTAAAAAAATCTGTAAATGTTACACACAATTATACACAAAAGTTTACAAAATATTGACAAGGCTGTGGTACAAATTTGTACCACAGTCACATTTGACTCGTTTTATTCAATATTTTTGTTAACATTTTTCTATCCTCCCACCAACAACACACTAAACGGCTTGGTTATCAGCATTTCGCCAGATAATTGAGCTATTAAGAACAAAAGAAAAGCCTAGCAATTTGCTAAGGCTCTGTTTAGTTTTAATTTTTATCCTAAAGTCTTTATAATTTCCAACTCTCTACACGATAATTCCCATGTTACTTTTTCTTTTTGTGCTACTGGTTTTTGTGTTGCTGCTTGGTGTGCTACTACTTGGCGTGCTGTTTGGTCTGACACCAAAAAACCAGAACCAAAAATGGCTTTTTTGGCTGACTTCTGAAAATCTAAAACACGACAGTGCTTTATGTGTTTTTTACCAATTTCGATAGAAAACCCCTTTTCTACAATAGCTGTTATTTTACTTACCGTAACAACGTTGTCAGGGTAGCTATATTTAGGCAAACTCACCTTGCCTACTTTTTCTAAATTTTTCAGTTTATTGAATAAATCTGCATCACCGATTATTTTTTCATCGCTGAACAGATTAGAGATGAAGGATGTCTTCACAATAGCACCATTTTCGTAGGTAACATCTGCACCTACTACGATATAGGTTACATCTATATCAGATGTGAACAATGTAATGTGCGGAGCAAACAAGAAAAATTTAACTTTTTTTTCAGTATAGTATTTGACTATTTTACTAATGATTGAAAAGGGAGGATTATCTACTACCACACTATTTTCAGGATAATCCACAGCTTCAAAATCTCCACCTGGGTAGAACGGTCTAATTATTTGCAGACCATCTATGTTACACTTTTCCCTAACATAGTTTAGAGCAATTTCATATACTGCTGGTGGAGTATAACAATCGTCGGTTGTTTTTTTCACCTGAAATTTGGCAATAAACGCATCATAATCATTTAATTTTTTTTTCATTTTTGTAGAAACTTTTAACTTTATTTATAGAAAATCAACAACCCACTAAACGGCTTAGTTATCGGCATTTCACCCGATAACTGAGCTATTAGGTACTCTACTCCATTCAAATAGACCTTTTTTGAAAAGTCTAGTTTTGCCAAATCCACTTCGTTTAATATCAACTCTTTCTTGAGGTAAAATTGGTTAGCTCGCATCTGCTCAAGCTCTGACCAGTGATTTACTTTTAGTCCCGTTGGGCCATTCCAATACAAGGTATAATTACCCCAACTTGGTAAAGCTTTGGGGTATCCGTCTTGGAATCCGTGCCAAAATAATAATTTGGGAGATACCTTTTTTGTGAGCTGGGCAAATTGCTCGGTTACACCTTCTTGGCGTACTTCAGCTAAACCCGTTTCTGAATTAACCAAGGTTGTCGAAAACTCTGATATAACTTTGGCAATACCACTGTACATTTGTCCGCTGTATTCTGGCGTTATATAATCGCTCAACTCCACAGGTTTGTCTTTGGTTAGGGCATCGGCTGAGTCTAATTTGTAGCCTAATTGTATTCTGGTATTGGGTTCTGGTACTTTAATTTCTCCAATTAATCCTTTGTCGCTCCAGTCCACTACGGCTGGTTGTTGCAAATCATCTTCCCAAAAATTGATTTCTAAAGACTTTTGTACAGGGTTAAAATTAAACTTGAGGTTGGGCAGCTTTCTAAGCTCAAGAAAGAATTGCTCCACCGTAAGTTCTGGCAAATGCTGGTTTACCATGACGGTAGTAGCACCGTCTATTGCTCGGAGATTAAACAATATTAGCTTACTGTAGGCTGGATGCTCCAAAAAATCACCTGTAATAGTAGTGTTGGTTATTTGAGCAATCTTTTGAATAACCCATTTTACAAAAAACATCGGTACCAGTGGTGAGCCTATGTACTGGCCTCCAGCATAATCATTCACCTTACCACTATACCCTATCGAGGGGCCTTTGTCTGCGTAAAAAGTTGTATTAACAATCGTTGGTAAACAGTAGGCATCATCATAAGTAATCGAAGCCGTAGAAAATGGCAAGCTTCCAAACTCCGTAATTTCGGTTAAAAGCTTGTCTTGATAATCCCCAAAGAACTTGGCAAACTCCTCTTTAGTATCGCCTATATAGCCGTTCTTTTGTGAGGCCTCTTTTAGGGCAAATACCCCCTCTCTGATTAGTTCGCCCCCAAAGACATATTCAAAAAGATACTCAGGAACAGCACCTCCAGCCGTCGGCTCATCCCAATAACCAAACACCCTCTGATTCCTTGGCGAATAAGGCATATCAGGAAGTTTGATAGTACTTTCTGGAATAATATCGTATAACAAATGAGGATTGATAAGGTCAATCGTAGTGGGCAATTGGGTATTAATATCTACCAATTGCCCATTGATTTTGATGGCTAAACTCATATTTTCACTAAATATACCTTTGCCCCTGAAGGGATTTGATTATGAGGAATTCTAATATCAGCACAATTGTCTACTGTAGGTACTTGTGCCACGTTATAAATCAAAATACCGTTTACATATACCTTTAGTCCAAAACTCGTTCCGTACAAAATAATACGCCAATCAAAACCCGTAAGATAATTAGTTGGTAAATTAATACTCCAAGACCCTACAGCATACACGTCGGTTTGGCCTGTTTGTTCTTGCAAAAACCACATATTGCCCTTACCCACACCGTTTTGATTATCCTTCGACACACCATCATTTTGGCCAAAGCCGCTTTGCCTAAAATGGGCATAATTGGCAGGTACATTATAGGCATAATCATAAGGATTGATGATACACTCGCCAAAGGTGTTGGCATATTCTTGTGTATCGAGCATAGTATATTCTAGCTCAGCAAGCTGCTGTGACCCTCCTAATACTTCCGAGCCATAACGCCCTGCTGGTATTGTAATTGTGGCATAACCACCTGTTTTACCATTGCCACAATTGTTACGCAACAAAGTACCTTGACGAACAATCGACGTATTGAGGTATGGACTCGACCCTGGTACTATACTTGGATTGACCAAGTACGGAATATAATCGGGGTCGCTTTCTATATTGGGTTTAATAGTCAGCGGCTTGTATAGGCTTTTATCATCGGCATATACTTTTCGGATTCGGGTTGGCCTCATCCGTCCTGTACGTTTGCCAAACGAATCAAGTATATGTGTAAAATCTACCCCCTCCCATGTAGTAGGCCGTGGTGGCACTGCTCCTATCGATGGTGCATCACTAAAGTTCTGGACGGTTCGGTCAAAAGTAAAACTAAAACTTCTCGAAATCAGGTCGGTATTGTCTTCTACATCCACCAAGCCATTTGTATTTTTTCTAAGTGGCAAATGCCCCTTGTCTGTTATCAAATACACCTGCTCCGACAACATCAGCTCATCAAGATACTTCAAATAGTCTTTTGCACCTCGCTCAAACCAGCCTGTTGAAATAACTAACTCACGCTGACCTTCTGTATTAACCACCACCATTTCCATCCAGTCTACCCCTTGTACGGATTTATTACGCTGAGCGTAGGTTTGTGATACCTTCAGTGTTTCGGTGGCTTTGCCTATCAATCTGATAGTATCAAAACCGCCCAACGAGTTAGAAAACAATATACAACGCTCGTTGGCTCGGTAACGGCTATCGATTTGAAACGTACGAACCTCCGTAAATCGTCGGTTCTGCTCGTCCGACAACCAAACATCATATTGATAAACGTCGTTGTCTAAACCCAAAGCTTTGCATCCTACTGGACACAACACCACCGAATTTTGAGTAACTACCTCCAATTCTTTGGCCGTAAAAGTATTTGTACCCGTAGGCTTATAGCTCTGAATTCTGAGGCATACTTTGGAAGGCTTTGGCGAAAAGTTCATCAAAAACGAAAGGTATTCCTCTTGCTCACGGCCAATCAATTTGTTATTGGGCTGCCATGTCAAAAACCGACGTTGCTCAAACTGGTACTTACTCCAAAAGGTATCACCCCACATCGCAAAATCTTCATCGTTCAATCCGGCTTTAATACAGAATCTGGTTAGGGTGGTATCAGTATTTACCATTGGAATACCTCCAGCGACTAGCTCCCTGAGCTTAAAAGGCGTAGTTTGTGTAAATACCGAAGTAATTTTTTGCTGTTGCCAGTTGGGTTTCTGATAGCTCAGCAAGCCGTCAAGTTTACCGTTTCGGCGGTTGTATTCAAACGTTGCTCCAGCAAAGGAATTGGTATTTCCAAATACCGTTACGGGTGGCTCTTTTCCTACGCTTCGGTGTAGTGGTTCAAATACCAGAGATTGCGGAAAAGTCGGTACTTGTATTTCTAAGCTATATGAAAGGTTGGCTCGTGAAGTCAAATCAGGATTAGCCGCATCAATGGTATGAAACAGCCTATTTCTGCTAAACTCCATCGGAATAAAGGCAATCGGTCGCCCTCCAATTTCTGTCAATAATGAATCTACCATTTGTAAAGTTGTTTACGTTGGGTGGGGCCTCCCCCCATTCGTTTCTGAAGCTTTATAAATTCTTTGTGGATGGTCTCAGCGTTGATTTCGGGTTTAGCAGGGGGTGCGACCTCTCGCAAAGCTTTTTTCTGTGCATCCTCATAGACCATTTGTAGTTTGAGCCATGCCGTAGAAGTTCTGAAGCGTAGGTTCATTAAATCCATAAAAAGGAAATAGACCAGTATAAGAGGCATCAAAAAGCCTGTAATAGCATAAAACAAAAGTTTTTTCATATCAGTAGAATAGTTGATTAGATTCTAAACCCAAACGGATTGAAAGCTCATAACCCCACGCTGAGTCGAGGGTTACATACATTACGGGGTCCATACCTGCGTCGTTTAAGTCAAACCAGCATGTTTTTTCCTCCAGATACTTACGGTTGAGTTCCTTTAGAATATTGGTGGCCACACCTTCACAAAAGTCAAAAGCTAAATCCTGACTTTCAAAATCGTTTAAATCACCTTTGGCCAAAATATATATTTTCAGCTCGTAATTGAGCATGATCAAGCCGTTGGTAGTATCTCTTACTCGATACCGTGGACGCATCACAAAAACACCAGGGTAAACCGTTTGGCTCACGCTGGTCGCACTAAATCTATCCATACGGTCGCCATCGCTCATGGCCACGTATTCAATCCCGTCTTGTTGACAAATCGGCTTTAGGAAATTCCAGAGTAGTTGGGTGGGTGTCATTCTGCTTTTTGATTTTCTGCCTGTGCTTTCATGTCTTTGCGGTGTTCTTCCAAAAACAAAAACACATCGTGTATATTAGCTTGTTTGGTTTGGTCTAGGTTGCCAAAGATTCCCTTTTCTGCCAATAAATGTTGATTCTTGATAAGTCCCTGCCCAGGGTAATCGTCCTCGCCTACACTTTCCACTCCTGTTTCCATCAAGTCGTATTGCTCGAATAGTTGCTTTACAGACCCAGCAAAATACACCATAATTGCCACTTTTGTTCCTTCAGGCAGTAAGGCGACTTTTTTGGACATTTCTTTTACAGCGTGGGCATTGTACGGAATTCTATGATCGCCGTTCCAATGGGTGTCCAGAGTATAATCCCCCTCTTTTCGTGGTCGACAAATGGTAGCAATCAAATGATGGAGTCGTTCGTCACCTTCTATTAATTGCTTAGTAAAAGCCAACAAATGTATATAGGCATCCGACAGCTCCCCAAAACTCATACTGGTCAAATTCTCCTCAAACAAAACCCATTCTTCAGTACCAACCTTGACCGTATCAAAGGGCCTTGTGGTCATTTCTTCAGTCCACATCCAGCTCACCATCATGAGTAAATTGTGTAGAATTTCGGCGTTTTTATCCCTGGTATTTTCGGGCAAATCTTTTCTAAAATAATGATAGCAAAAGCGTCCCCATGTAGATTCACTTATACCAAGGCTCAACCGTAAAATTTGGTGATAGGTTTCGGGTGTAGCTTGAGCAACAAAAACTGACTCCAGTAGTTTGGGTAAACGTTTTATGGGTACTTCGCTCCAGTTTTCAGGAATGTAAAACTTTTCTTTCGACAACTCAATTTCTAACATAGCAATGTAGGAGCACCCTCGGGTGCTCCTTTTCAAGGTTTACTTTTCTTGTAATTTAGAATAGTCCACAGTCAACTGGGCAATAAGCCCCGCAATAGCACCGCTCACTACAACAATTTTACTTGCTAAAAAGTCTACAATACTTGGCAGCTCTACCCCTTGTTGTTTGGATTGAACCAAAGCCAAAGCAATGGCTGAGGCAACAATGGCCACGTTGCGGATCGACTTAAATAGTTTTGGTGTAGGTGCTTGGATACGGTCTAGTAATCCAAGTTCATCTTGTTTGTTCATTGGTATTTATTTTTGAGTTGTAAATACGCTGGAGTAACCTGATTAGTCATTAGCTGTACGTCGCCCCAGCGCCTCCAAATAGGATGATGAACGCCATGCTTGCGAGTGCCAGCCGTGGTATTAAATCCGATGGTCAAAATCTCATCGTCGTCGTCAATATCAGGGTCTATATTGGGCTGGGCCAGTGCTTCCAAATGTGAGCCATAAATCCAAATATAGTCCATTAGTTGAGCGTTGCTAGTCCACTTGCCACGGTTGTAGATAATGGTTCGTTTGTCGGTAAACCAACCACGAACAGCGGCGGGACTCTTGAGGTTGTACACCAACCCCAATTCTTTGGCCATAGCGTACTGACCCGCTGCACAATAGGCCGCACGAGCCGACGAACGTGCTATTTTGTTATAATAACTTATTCGTGGGTGGTCGTTGTTATTGGTCTTTTCTACTACATAAACCTCTTTCCGAGCCATATCTAGTAATGCTTTCCTTACCTCACTTTCGGGCATCAACATCAAAAGATTTTCCTTTTGGGGTTGGGTGTATTCGGCCCAGTGTGTGTAATAGTTACGATTTTCGGTTTCGGTTCTAATTACATTCTGACCGAATGAGACAAGCCCAAATAAAGTAATACCGCCGATAAGATAATAGATGTAAGTAAGCCTCTTTGCCATGCCGTTAAATCGTTGTTAAACTCGTTTAGAAAATCTCTTTTTGACTTAATGATTGGTACTATGTAGATAAAAATCACGGGCGATATTACGCCAATGATTCCAAGCATAATCAACAAATCCGTCCCGATGGTCATTTTCTCAAAAAAGAGCTTTTGAACCGAATCCAAATCATGAGCACGTACCTGAGCAAATGGCTCGACCACGGCGTTGTGTGCTGCTATCTTTTTTTGGGTATCAAAAAAACCTTGTACACATACCCACAAAAGCAACACCAAACCGCCTATTTGTGCAAACGGTGTCCACCATGGGTGACGGCTCTGGGTGTCCAATTCGTTGCTGTCGGTCGGTTCGGCCTTGTTTAAAATACCTAGCTCCGATTGTAGCTTTTGGGCTTCAGCTTTGCGTTCTCTGGCTATGGCCATATAAGCCTCAGCCTGTCCGTTGTCTCGTTCGTGTGGCTTTTTGGCCAGCTCCTCTTTTGCCCAATGCTCGTACATTTCGGCATTCTGAAACAGTGAATCAATTTTGGTAAGCTGTTCTTGTTTGGCTTTTTCTTGAGCCTTTTGTTCAGCCTCATTCAACGCCTGTTCCTCTGCCTCAAGCAAAGCTTTTTGTTCCTCCAAGGCTTTCTTTTTGGCTTCGATGGTCGAATGATTATCTGGTCTGTTGTTCACCACCTTGAGCGGCGATGGAACGGCTGTAGAATCCTTGATCATTTTAGTAAGTGTCATTGTGTAGAATGTTATAGAATAACATGAGGCTTGCCGCTAAAGTCCAGCTCCTCACTAAGATTATTGGTTTGATTTTTTTGATAATACGCTGCAAATACGGTTGGCGATGACTCAGCATCCAAAAACTCACGAATATCCCCCAAAAACTTCTGGCCATCATTCCACAATGCCTGACGTTGTACATTTTTCGTTTTACTGTCGGCTGCTTCTTCTTCCCTAGTGCCGTCTTTATAACGAGCCTCTCGCATCCCGTTCATGTCTACAATAAGGGGCAAATACGGATAAGCCTCGTACATGGCCAGATACGCCAAAGCCCACTGAATACCCTGTATTAATTCCCTTTCTTGAGCTGTCAAAGTTGCAGCCTCCTGCCACTTTTGTTTCAAATCCCTAAAAACCTCTTTGGTTAGCAAAGGTTTTATATAGTTGTTTTCGGCACGCTCTATATAAGTGGTAAGTACATCAAAGAAGCGACTGTTTCGGCCTACCAAGGTTAGCTTTTTGCCCAGCTCGGACGCTGACCTAACAAACAATCTGTTTCGGGTTTTATAGGCCTCAGAGCTTTTCCAAACTTCCGGAGCTTCCATTTCCAACAACTCAAAAAAGTCCTCCAGTAATTTGTCTACCACTTGCAAATTGGCTTCCCTTGAGTCGACGTACTCCCATTTGGTAATGGCCACGGTATTTTGTGGTGAGCTTTTCATTAAACCCAAATCCCCTACTTTCATTTTGAGGTGTGGAAAAGCCAAATCATAACTTTGCCAGGCTACCACCCCAACGGCTATTTCCTTTAGCTCAGTCAGGTCTGTATTGGGCTTTATCAACTCATTGTACAGCTCTACGCCTATTTGTTTACGAAAATTACGATTAGCCATTTTCGCAAAGGGTTCTATTGTTTTCCAATTTAAGCTTGCTTGAATACCTCCAAGCTCAGCTTTCAATACGGTTTCATTAATCAACATTAGGACGCTTGATTTACGACGGCCTGAGCGCCTGTCGGGTTGGTATCGAGAGTAGTAATTTGTACTTCTTTGAAGGCAGGAATAACATCACGATAACCCATTGCTCGCAAAGCATACTGTATATCCTTCAATACTAACATTCGGGGTACAGGTGTACGGAAATGTTGTTGATAGTCGGCCATAACCCGAATCTGTGAGCCAGAATCGTTTCCTTTGCCAGGGCTCACCCCTGCCAAGGTTGGCAAAATACCCATAGCATTGGCAATAGACTGGTTTGACATTTCCCATACCTTAGAATAGGCATCGTCCGACATTTCATTTTTTAGGGGCTGCACATCTACGTTATCCAGCATTTTGCCATCAGCTCCACGAAGGTATTTTACAATCATAGATTTGTTGACGTTCTTCTGGCCAGCCATCCAGCCCGATAAACGGTCAGAGAAATCAGACCATTTTTTGGAACGGTCTTTTTCGTCCAAAGATTTGCCCCCTTGAGCGTCGAAGTAATCAACAGGCATACGAATCAAGTATTTGATATTGTAACCGTTTTGGATACCCGATTTATGAAACATAGGAATCAAATTGGCCAGCTCTATCCACTCTTTAGCACACCACCACGTGGGGTAAGCATAAAAAGGGTTACCAGGGATTTGCTCCTTTGCGTGGAGCATAGTTACTACCTGCTTTTTATTATAACTATCGTCACGAAAATCAAAAGCTGGAATAATGTCACTATTGGCTTTACTCAAAACGATTCTTTTACCCCCAAACTCATCGTTTACATGAAAATCGATGATTCGGCCATTGGTAGGCGAACCAATACGGGTCATAAAACAATCGCTGATTTCGGGTCGATACCATTGGTTAGAGGCACTCCAGACCATCCGTGTAAACTTGTTGCCACATTCAACAAATTGGTTTAGGCCAGCGGCCACAAACGATGGCAAGTCGGTATCAAACTCCCAATCCTCAAGCCTTGTGTCGGTATAAGGCTGCAAAGTTTGTTTGGTAGTTGTGGGGTCTATTACTCTTTTAAAAAACCCCACACCACTACCGTATATCATATCCCGAATACTGACCAGCTGTGCAGGTACCTGATTGTTACCTACAATCATGCTTTTCATCATGTTGGGCATATTGTCGGTGTGGCCCCATCGAATATGCTCCGTAGCTGTCGAACCCAAAAGACTATCGTGCCGCCCAAAAGCGGCATCCCTTGAGGTCAATTGCAGTACCGCTGAGCTAAGCACAAATAGCGAATCTGATAGTTTTTGTACTTTCATAAATTTTTTTGGTGTAGAACTCCAGCTCAATTATACCGTATGGTCTATGAGCAGTCCGTTGTATTCAATCATGAGGTCTATCAAGATTTCAAATGTCCGTTCGGTATCGTGGTCATAGAGGAGCAGAACGTGATTGATTTTAACATTGCCGTTGTATTTCCCTTTTCCGGGTAAATTTCTAATGCTCTTGGAGACGTTCGCTTTGTATCCTATTTCTCCGTCTACTTTACGATACTTTACCGAAAACTTGTGTACCTCATCGCCCCGTGTGTCTTGGTGAATTTCGGCAAACATGGTTCGCCTTTTAATAGTACGCTTAACACTCATAGTATTGAGGGATGCCCCTGCACTTTGTTTACACAAAATTGCCCCATTCAGCACACCCCTAAAAGGACTTATTTTAGTGCCAAATACACCCCGATAATTGCCGCAATCCTCCAGCACCAAGTTTCTGTTTTACTGGCCCTCAGCTTGGTTTGGGTATCGTTCAACTTCACCGATATATCAGAAGCCGTTTTTGCCAAGGTGAGTTTGTCCAACACACAAGTTTGAGCATCTTGCGAAGCCCTGTAATAATCCAGCTTCCAGCGGTTGACCTCCAGTGCTAAAACCTTGTTATTGGCTTTTACAAAAGTGAAGCGTGTAAGGCTGTCCAGAATGGCAGGAGCATTGTCGTAAAACAGTTTGACCACGGCGCTACTGTCTGTAGACCGCACCTCATTGGCTTCTACCTTCTGTTTTGGAGGAGTTGGTAATGTACTTGTTGATTGCCCGAATAGCATCGAGCTTGGATAGGCGAGTATTACTGCGCAAAGAATCGCTTTCATGATGTAGATAGATTACACGATTCAATGAGTCAATTTGAGCCTGTTGTTTGTGGAGCTTTTCCTGAAAGTTGAGGGAATCTAACTTTCGTTGAGTTGTCAGCGCAATACTCAACAAGCGAGAATTGGTATCGTCCTCGATTTTGAATGGCTTGAGTATTACCCAAACCAAACCAGAAACAAGAATTGATACCAATACCTCTTGTAAAACACGCTTGTAGTCAAATAATGCAGTTGAGTCTTTTACCCCCTTCAACACGCTGAGAATCGATTGAATCCAGTTCATTGTTTTTTTTGGAGATAAAATTATAGACAATATCCATAATCAGTAAGGACTATTATAAATTATCCTATTAATGCTGGTTGGCCTTGTCTTGAATAATAGTTGGAAAATCTAGCGACTATATCCTTTTTAAATGCCGATGAAATTGAAAATTTAATATTATATTTTTTAGTATCTAGAACATTTTCTAGAGTTTCTGACTTCAATAATTGAAACTCTACTAATCCCCCTTCAAAAATATCCTTCAATGGAGGTAAATAGTGAGTAGAAACTCGCTTATTCCCTTTTGCATCAAAATCAATTGTACTCTTTGTGTTGATTTCCAATAAAGTGATATACTTAGCTTTAGGTATTCTTGGCTTTCCTTCCCTATCAACTCCTGTGGCTAAATCGCATGTTGGGGTGATTATAAGGTAGTATTTTTTTTCAGTTGTGTCCATAATAACATCCCCAGTAAAAACAGTTAAATCACTCTGTTTTATCGGTTTTACTATATAAAATTCTGGAGCATGATAGTTTTCAAAAAATCCATTTTCAGAGACCTCAAGATATTCTTGCATGTGAGCAAGGATATGCCTTAATACTGCATCATATGGATTTATTTTATTTTCTTTAGTTAAACTAATCCAATAATCCATTGAATGAATTAGATGTTCTCTAAATATCCTATTAAGATACTCCTCTACCTTTCCATTTCTTTTTAAAATCTTAGTTACTCCAGTTTTATAAATATCTATAGTCTCTTTAAGAAGTTGGTATATGTCAACACTCCCTTTTTCTCTTGCTTGAAAGAAAATATTCATATTCTCCTGTAATTCTGGGTCAATGTCACCTATATGACCAGATATAATAAAAACAGGGAATCGAAATTTATCTAGTATTAAGGTTGTGATAGTGTTTCCCTCCAATTGTTCAGAACTACTTTCAAGCTTTAAATCAACAAATGCAAAATCAAAATCTTTCTTTGCTAATTTATCTAAAGCTTCGCTAAGATTCTTCGCAATTTCAGTTCTGAATTGATATAATTGACCTAAATCGGTTTCATGAAAATTATCAATAGCATCATGGTAGTTTTTTAATTGGGTCTCAGAATCTTCAACCAATAATAACTCGATTTCCTGAATAGGTTGTGCTTGAATAGGTTGTTGCATATTAACTATTAATTTTATATTGTTATTACAAATTCGGCGCCTTCATCTAATTGTAAAGCTTCGAGTTTACCTCCATTACGCTTTATTGACTCTCCAGCTATCGTCAGTCCTAAACCAGTTCCATTAGGTTTTGTACTAAATCCTGGTTCAAAGATAGAATCATTAAGTAAGTCCTTTGCCGGAATACCTAATCCATTATCTTTTACACGTATGTATGTGTGAAAATCGTCTTTATCTATCGTAACTGAAATATGTTTAGTAGGATTTTCAGAGTATTTTAGCCAATAGATACTATTCTCAATAAGATTGGTAAACACAGACATAAAATCGGCTTCCCAACCATTAATTTTATTACTTGCAATTAAATTAAATTCATGTGAAATGCCTGTGGACTTCATTTCTGTTTCAAAAATTGCAAACACATTATTCACTATTTTATTAAAATCTATTTCCTTTTTCACTCCTCTCTTTGTCACAGATATTGGTGCCAGCTTACTAAATAGTGATAACAAAGAAATTGATTGCTCTCTTACAATTTCTGACCTATCGATTACTTTATCTAATTTTTGATTTAGGTCATCGTCTATTTTATCCAGTTTAAGTGTTATGATTTTTTTTATAGATTTCGTCCAAGATTTAATATTTGCAGATTGTTCCCGCAAAGTAGTTAATGGATTACGACCCTCATGAAGGACTACATTAATTATCTTACCTAATGTAGCTTGGACTTGATAGGTTGCAATTGCTTGTTTGTATTCATCTTCTTTTCTTTGAAACGCTTCATTTACTTTAGCAATTTGAGCTTTTTTATTTGATTCAATACTCTCAATCACTCGGTTAACGTCTTTAATTACATTAAGACTTACCTCTGCTTTTTTAAGTTCGTCCTCAACTTTCTTATATACTTTGGTAAAGTCAAATATTTTTTCAGTTAATACTTCCGTGTCAATTACATTTCGAGAACGTAGTCCATTTTTATCTCTAAATCTATTTCGAGCATTCTCTAATTCTACTATCACAGATAGTATAATCGTTTTTAGAGATTCAAATTTTTCATCTTCTTTTAGACCTTCCCTTGTTGCTTTCTCAATTAATCCCGAATTCTCTTCACTCTCTATACCTATCATCCCACTTATCTGAGAGATTCCAAGCTTTTTGGTTGGTGCATTAATTCTTCTGTGATTCAAACCTAGCCAATCAAAAGATTTATTATCACCATATGGACGAATACGAAATCTATTTCGGTATATACTTATACCTTCCGTCTTTTCTAATAGCTTCCTAATTTGATTGTTCTTATAATTACCTAATATTGTAAATTTACTTTTAAGGTTATTTAGACCTTCATCATCCTGGTCAAATACCTTTAAATCAAAGTTTAGCTCGCCACAATAATCAATCTGATTAACTTCATGGATAACCTTTCTCTCCAGTTGTTCTATTTCTCCTAAAGTATTATCATCCTCTTCTAATGTATTTTTTATTTTATAATAAGCTATTACCTTATTACCTTCAAGACAGACGTTACCAGAAATCCTATAATGAAAAATATCCCCAAGAATATCCTTGGAATAATCAACATTATATTCTGACACCTTTTGCCCTCCTATAACAGGTTGAAAATTTTTAAACTCTAGTGAAATATGAAAAATATCATCATCTTCATCCGTAGATAACAAAAATAGTCGTTGAAGAAACTGAACTAAGTTTTCAAACTCTTCATCACTCCACTCTGAACTTCCTGTAATTTCTAAGGATGTTCCTGATTTAAGAATCGTAGGTTGAAAAGATTCAATAAGAATAGGTACCTCATCTAAATATTCATACTTTTGGTTTTGAAATTCATTCCAATCTATAACTACAACAGTACTGATTCCTGTTTCAGAATCCTGAGTTTCCATTAACAAGTCGTTACCCAAAATTGATGCAGCATACCGGCCTATTCCTTTGCGTCCTTGAACTTTTCTACCATTCTTACTTTCTTGTTTTTTTAATTTATTGTCAGTCGAAGGTACTAACCAATGCCCCAAAATAGTTTCACGGCTCATTCCATTACCATTGTCGGTGAGGATTAACTTCAGTCTAGGCTTAATGTCCTTCCAAATCTTTTTAAAATTATAATTTAGAAGTAAAGAATCATCTTCATTATTAACACCTAAAAGTAAATCATATAGCGATTCACTTGAAGTATCCTTTTCTAAAGTATCAAGAATTTCTAACGCTTTAATTTTGTCTAAACTAGGAGCTAATTTCTCAAAAGAAATAATAACTTTTGTAGCATCAGCATCGTATGAGTTTTTAACTAATTCTCCTATTGCCGTCAAGTTATCTTTAATGATACCTTTTCCTATAGTTAAGATGTGTCTGGCTGCAGGTCTTATGAAATGTGCTTGTGAATAGACTAATTTATTTTCCATAACATCTCTTTTATTTTTTTTGCAATAACTTTTGCCATTAATGGAGGTACAGCATTACCAATTTGAGTAAATGCAGAGGAGCGAGAGCCTTCAAAATAGTAATTATCAGGAAAAGATTGGATTCTAGCTGCTTCTCTTACTGTAATCGATCTAGATTGGCATGGATCTGGGTGAATATAATAATGTCCATCAATAGCAATATGAGCCACCATAGTATGTGCATAAGGCATATTCCCTTCTACAACACTAAATCTATTCAGGAACGAACTCTGATTTTTCTGAGTCTTTAACTCCTCTGGTAGCTCGGTGTAATGTAAACGCTTACCTTCATCATACCATTTTGCAATAGTTCTTCTATAGATTTCCTTATCGTTTTCATTAGTAAACCTTGCATTATGCTGAGTCAGCACATCAAAATTAGAGCGTAAAGAAGAATCTATCAAATAGTCACTTGGCGTACCAGCATACTCAAAACTTGTCCAATTTTGATTAGCTTGCAGTTGTGGTAAATCATCCAAAATATCTCTCTTCACTAACCAGTTCGAATTATCTATACTTTCATTCTCAAAAGAAGGGTAATTCAAAGGGAGCTCTGTTTTCCAACCAATGATAATTACTCTGAGTCGTTTTTGTAGAACGCCAAAAAGGGAAGAATCTAAAATTTGAAAGTCAATTGTGTAACCTACCTCTTCAAACTCAGCCTTTATTTTTTCAATAAACTTAATCCCATCCTTATCTTTGGTATTAAGAATACCAGGGACATTTTCAAAAACAAATATCTTTGGCTGGTATTTTAAAATGAACTTTATGTACTGTTTGTACAAAAAACGCCTTGGATCTGCAACTCTTTTATCTTCTTCTCTTACCCTTGCTCTACCAACAACAGAGTACGCTTGACATGGGGGGCCTCCAATGATTACATCCACCTTATCCACATTTATTTGCGTTGTAATTTCCTCAAAAGACTCTTCTGAAATTTCTTTATTTATTACACTTCTTATAAGTTCTTCAGGAATTTTCTGAATAAAGTCTGAATACGTAATCTCTCCCTTCAGATAGGAAAAATATTCTTCCAATCGTTTATTCTCTTTCAAATGGTGATAACCAACTCTTGTCAATATCGTCTTACATGCGTGTGCATCTTTTTCGACATGGGCAATTGGGCTAAACTCTTCAGAAATAAAACCTTCTGAAAGCCCACCTGCACCTGCAAACAAATCTATATACTTAAAACTTTTTTTCATGGATGTATCAATCGATAAATTTCGATGTAGTAATTTTAATGGTCGTAAATGAACAAAAAAAATGCAAATTTTGCATTTTTTTTTACAACTTACTTTACAAATTTCTTATTATTTGGTATTTATTAACCAACATCAATTTAATATTGGCTCTTTTTAGTGTTAATCTTTAGAGTTTAAGTATCCAACCACTTCAAATACCCTCCAAACCACCTGAGGCACTATTGAATTGCCGTAAGCTTTTATGGATTCTTCTCTCCAGTAGTTAAATGTTGATTTTCTGGTTTTTCTTCCTTGTAGAAGGGTCTCTCTGTCCAGTCTGCTGGAAAACCCATCATCTCGGCCACAAACCGGGGATTCAACTGGGAAGGTTGCCCAATGACTTGATAAGCTCTTTTTTGTAGTGAGTCTTGGTTCATTTTTCCAGTGTTCTTGGCAGGGTTGTCCGATGCCGTTGACGTGGGGAGAAATGATACTACTATTTGGGCTAGTGCTTCTTCCAAATTCCCTTTGTTGCGGTTGGCCAACTTCACACTGTTTAAATTGATGTTGGTGGCTTTGTTGGTTCGGGGTGTTGGTAGCATTCCATAAAACATCACGGCATCCAAAATGCTGTTGGGTCTGGCTTCGCCATTCACTCGACTGTTGAGCGATGTTGCTCCAGCTTTCACCAGCTCCAATACTCGTTCGGGGTGATCTCGTTGTACAGCCGTTGGCGTTGGTAATAATCCATTTTCTATCACATCCCTGAGCTTCAGTCCCCACCTGATCCCGTCCTTGTTCTGCCTGAAAAACGTCCCGTTCTCGAATTGTGGATTCTCTACCTTTGCTCCTATCGTTTCGCTGGCCCTTGGCGTGGGCAACAAACCAAACTCGATCGCGGCGGTGCGGAGCGTCGACACCTGCAGCTGGAAGTACGAACGCTTGTACTTCGTAGCCTTCAGCTTCCAACTGAGCATGCACCTCTTCGAATACCAGTCCGTTGTCCCAACTAATGATGCCGCGAACGTTTTCGCCCACAACCCATGTTGGTCTGATTTCATGAATTGCTCTAAGCATGTGTGGCCACAGGTGGCGCTCATCGGCTTTACCCATTCGTTTTCCTGCCACGCTGTAGGGCTGGCAAGGGAATCCACCCGTGAGGATGTCGATTTGTCCTCGGTGTTTGCTAAAATCTGTTTTTGTAATGTCGTCATAAAGAATTGCGTTAGGCCAGTAATATTGTAGCACTTGCTGGCAAAAAGGGTTTATTTCGCAGTGGAATACATTCTCCCAACCCATCTGGTGAGCCACAAGGTCAAACCCACCGATTCCACTAAACAATGAGGCGTGTTTCATTCCTCGCAATTTGAACACGCCCTCAATCATTCTATAGGACATTTTTTTGTACCCGTTAAGCCAATCGCATGGCTAATTCTTTGTCTCGACAATACAGCTCTGTCATACGGCCTACCAATTGCCTACGTTCCATTCGGTTATAAAGCCTGATTCGCTCAAGCCTTCCCAAAGTAGTAGTATAGCTTTCATTGGGTAGGCCAATACAACGTGCTGCGATTTTCCAGGTATAGCCCCAAAAGCTCTTTACCCGATACTCAAGGTAAACAATACTGGCAATACCCTCCTGCGATACGTATCTAATACGCATCCGACTTTTAATTAAGATTTCCATGATTAGTATAATATTGACTTTTAAACGATTTTACGATTGTAGTGATTTTGGCTTGAGGCCCACAATATCCATGATGTCCATTTGGATATTGCCAGCCGAGCGATTCATGCCCAAATAATCACGGATTAACTTTATGGCTGAGGCTGGTACATAACGCTCACCACGTAGCATTTTTCTAATATTGGAATTGTCTGGATTTAGCCCATAGTCTAGCTCTGTCCTGAGTATTTGGTATAGGGCTTTTCGTTGCCGAAGTGGTAATTTTTTGTAGACTCTTATCACTTCAATTGGCATTAGTAAGCGTTGAGTTCTCATTGTTTATTGACGCGGGGGCCGCCCCCCGTTTTGCTAAGTAGTGACCCGTTTTATGAAGTATTGACGCGGGAGGCCGCCCCCCATTTTTATTTCAAAATAAACCGTCTTAAATCCTTATCGTATTTTGCTATCATTTGCCCATTTTGACCAACTTCGTAAATAAAAGCATCGTCGAATGGGTCTTTAAAGCCTCCTACCAGCTTGGCGGCCGATGTAAGGCGCTGAGAGGAGTTTTTACCAAAAACTATAATATCATTCGATGTCTTGAGCGGTAACCAAACACCGTTTGGAAGAATGTATTTAAGTTTCCATTTTACGAGTGGAGCGGTTGTTGTTGCCATGGTTTTGTAAAGTTTGTAGTTGTTAAAAAGGTATTAAATTTCTGTACATATTCGCTAGTGGTGCGTACTGTGAGCTTACGGCTAAAGTACTGGGCCAACTGGGTAATATCCTTGATTTTGTTCTTTTGCCCTTTCGGCACGGTACCAGTGACAGGGAATTGAAGCATTGAAAGCTTAGCACGCTCCAACTCACGCTCAAACTCTAGTTCCTTGAGAGATTTTTGAGCCTTTTTGTCCCATTCCAATACTACCAAAAAGCCTTGTTTCTGAGAATTTCCGTAGCTTTTTTGGAAATAAGCCGTTGGGTGGTACGCTTGGCGGTCTTTACGAGCATCAAAAGCTTGCTTTTTGTCAGCCCAGTATTGCATTCTCAAATTATAGATTTCCCAAAACTCAAAAGTGTTTTCTGACGGTTTTTCGGGTACAAATGACTTAAATACATCCCTGTAAATCACCTTCTTAATGTCTGCTTCGATTGGCGTAAAGTTGCGATTTGGATAGAAAACGTCCTTGACATAGCTCCAGAAACGGCTCACAATTTGAGCTTTCTCAATTTCGGTGATCGCCTTCACTGGAGTTGGCTTGTTTTGGTAGCGCAGTTTATGCAATTTGCCTTGTTTGTATGCCTCAAAACGCTCGTCCGAGCTTATTTCGCTATCCACGGCCCCCGTGGATACGGCCGCCGCCCCTGTGTTTTTCTTGGTAAAATTTTCTTGGTTAGGTTCTTGGTTTATTTCCAAGGTTTGCGCTGTTTCTCGTTTTTCTTGGCAATTTTCTTGGTGTCTTTCGTTGGGTCGATTTTCCACATCTTCAGCTCTATATGAATTATATAAGTTTTCACTAAAAGGGACTAATAAGTCAAGTGAACTTTGCCACACTGGTAGGGGTTCAAAGCTTTTGTAAGCAGATTTTAAAATCGTGGTAGCTTTTTCGCTCCAGCTCTGAATTTTGGGTTTGCTTTCCTCTATTCCTAGCAAAAACCACTGATTGATGGCCACATGGTAGCCGTTAATTTTGCCCTCAGCAAACTCCTCAAGCATAATCACACCGTAATGGCTTAGGCGTGCTAGGTGGTCTTGAACAGCTCGACGGCTACAGCCGCACAAATTGGCCAAATCAGCCCTTGTAATCGTTATCAGAGGCATATTGGTAGCCTCGGCCCACAAGGGGCTGTTCATGCGGTTCCAGAACTCTTTTAGATAAAAATTGGCAATGGTTTTGAACTTGGACAAATGAGGCTCGCGCAACATCGTAGACCGAGTTACCATTTGAGCCTCGTTATGCTCTTTTACAAACGCCAAATAGCGTTCTACTACCTTACCAAATTGATGTTTGAAAGTTTTTTCGATTCTCATAGTTTTGCATGTAACAGCAGCACATTGCTTTGTCATAGCTTTGTGCCACTATTACGCTGTTTCCCGTTGCTTCTGTTGGGGACTCGAACCCCATAGGTATTTAACCCCTTCCAAAACAGATATTTTTAACCGCTATAGGCTATACGCAAAGCCAATACAGTACAGCCCTCCCATTGGGAGGGAGTCTGTCAATCAACATCGGAAGAATAGTATTCGCCCTCAATAAACCCTAATTAACTGTGAATACTGCGGGCCTCGAACCCGCACCCTTCCCCATAGAGTACCGCCAAGAATCTAAAAAGGGAATGCCATACTTTTGACCAAGTATTCGAGAATGAAGCCCTGCAATACAGTGTTCATTACTGCCTCTACCTAATTAACATTTTTTTACCTTTGCACCTGTTGGGCCCATGACCTGTTAGCCCTGCTTGGCTACTAAAGGTTTTGCCACATACGGGGCATTGATGAATAGCCTGTTGGGCAACCGCCACTTGGCGAGTATTGGGCAGTTCCTCTTTCAAAAACTCAAATATATTTACCCCTTTTAGCCTGCAAGTTCGTACCAATCGCTCCATCTGCAAGGACACTTTAGTATAATCTGAATGTTGCAGTATTTGCATATTAAGCCCTTCCTGAAGCAGCTGCCTCAGCTCGGACAATGTAGATAAATTAGTCATTTAGATTTATTATTTCTACTCCATGAAAGCATAGTACCACAAAGCAAAAAGATGAATGCTAGATAGAAAAATTGCATAATGCCAGATATGTTTGACTAGGGTTGGGTATTTGATTATTATCAAAGTCCTCGTGGGTAAACCCCAAGTGTAGCACCATACAAGTACGTATCCACGAGGGTACCTCAAAAAGGTTCAAGGCTTCTATTTCCTTCTTTCTGATTCCGTCCCGTTCTTTTCTCAAAAGGTTATAGAAGGTCATTATCATACCTTCTTTGGCTAATTCAGCTTCAAACAAATGATACTTTTTAGTAGCATTTTCTTTCATAAAGCCGCAATAGCTATTTAGTGAATAAAGGGTGGTTAATGTGGCCATTTAGCTAAATTTTAAACCGTTTGCTAAAAAACATTTGATATTTGTAAAACATTCTGTAATATTTACAGTATATTTTGTTGTTATTGTTACACAATATTATATTAAATAGTTTAATTATTCAACTATTTAGTAAATTTTTTAAACTAAAAAATTAAAATCAATATATAACAACCTAAATATCAGCGTATTATTTTTTTTTACACTATTATAAATAACCTTAGGTAATTAATAATTTGTACCCATTATAAGGTTATTTGAATACAATAAGGTTTTATACAACTATGGCTTTTTTCGACGACTGCGACAAAATATTAAAAATACATTATGAACACTTTTATAATGGACCTTTCGATGAGAATAATGAGCAGATTTGGCCTAAACTGGAACATTTTTACAGGATATGTGAAAAAACACTAGCCATTAAAGACTATGGATACACACAAGCAATTCATCATCAGCTTGTAAATGACGGACATCTGGTTCCTATAGGAAACCTACATGATCTAACTCAAAAAGTTCACCGTATGACACCAAAAGGTTTTGCATTTGTTATAGGTGGTGGATACAAAGAGCAAATAAAAAATGAACAAGAAAAGTTAAAGCTAAACAAAATGAGTGCCACTGGAGCTCAAATGGGTTGGATAATAGCCGCGATTCTTGGAATATTTCAAATGTATCAAGGATACCAGAATAATAACGAATCTACTGAGCTAAAAAAAGAGATTTCACAAATTCAATCACGGCTTGCATCTGATTCACTAGAAAACCAAAAACGTTTATCCCAACCACAAACCCTTGAAAAAAATATCGATAGCGTGGTATTTCCCACCAAGACAAAAAAAGATAGTAAATAAAAAAGCTACGTTTTATTTCTCGTTTCGATGAAGACATTTCGGTTATGTTTGGTTTTAAAATATATGACTGCCGTAATAAATTAGATATTCTTAACATAATTGTTCTATTGTTAATTTAGTATTCTATCACATTCAACTACTTAAATAACTACTTTTGAAAGACTCATTATAAAAGCACTAATTGATATAAAGCTTTAGCAAAAGCAAAACAATAAATATAAAATCTACACCAATGGAAACTCCCAAAATAAACCAGTAAAAGGGAGAATAGGATAATTTAGAATTTTCAAACTCTGATTTCATAATGAGAATTTTAAAGTATTGAGCGTATGCTTCTTTGGTTGGCGTTTTTGATTTGAATTCAAATGTATAGGAATATCATACTGACAACTAGGACAAATTATGACAAATACCATAGCACAAAGATTCGAAAATCTTATTAGTACCTTAGAACTTGATTCTAACTCCTTTGCAAAGAGTATTTATGCAAATCCTATGGAAATAAAAAAGATAATCAATCATAAAGGCAAACCTAGTTTTGACATTCTTACCAATATCTTATCAAAATATCCTAGGGTTAGTGCAGAATGGTTGTTGCGTGGAGAAGGTGATATTTATAGAAATAAAGCTCTTGAGGATTATAAAGGACATTTAGAAGAATTAAGATACACAATAGAAATACAAAAACAATTACTTGATAGTTATGACTTCCCCACCCCAGTGGCATAGTTACTATCTTTTAAATTAGCTTTTGAGATTATTTTAATCTTTACTGTAAGTATTATGGAAACAACAATAAGCCAAAGATTTGAGGCTTTAATAAAAGCCTTAAAAATGAATAACAATTCCTTTGCTAAAAGCATAGGGATAAGTACAACAGCAATAACAAGAGTAACCAATGGCGAAAATGAACCTGGTTTTAAATTATTGACTAGTACTTTAGAAACCTATCCCCAAATAAACCCTAGTTGGTTACTAAGAGGAGAAGGAGATATGTTCAAGGAAACTGAAAAAGTAGCTGTAGAACCAACGCTTTGGCAAACACTAAAAGAAAGCTACGAAAGTCGAATTGAAGAACTTCAACTTTCACTCAGTGATGCGAGGTACACCATTTCGATTCAAAAACAAATGCTGGGAAAGTTTAATCCTGCTCCGATACGACCAAGTGCTGGGAGTAACATTATAATGTTATTTCCAATGTTTGAGGAAAAAAAAATTATGGCTATTAAAGCCTAATTTTTTTGCTCTATTCAGGTGGCACTTTCGGTGGCAGGATGTTAGCTTAATAGCTAATAGGTTGATTTATATGAGACTTTAGGTCAAAAGTGAGAATCCCTCGCTCTCTACCAAAAAGCAAAAAAGCCTGTCCCACAAGACAGGCTTTTTGCTTTTATATCTATTTTTCTCCTTCTAGTTCAATTTGTTATTTTTGGGGATGACACGAGGTTCAGCCCAATAGACAAACAAAAGCCACTCGTTTTCTTGACTAACGAACCATTTGAAAGACTCAAAGCCCATCTGTTCAAAACAAAGCTGCTCAGGAAGTAGCCGACGTTATTATTATTTATTGTCGTACAGGTTTTTACTATCAAGATTAAATATCAAGGCCGCATAAAAAAAGACCATCGTGAAAGGTTTAGATGGAAAAGACTGGAGTAAAGAAGCTCTGAAAGTAGTACTTGGGTCTTAAAACTGATCGTTCGTTGGAGGCTGATGAATGAAGGGTGATTTTGGAGCTGAGAAAGTAAGTATATTTATTGTTGAAGACAAAAGCCCTGGTGGAAGTTTCCACTTTTGGTTGTGGCGAATATCTAAAAGACTCTACATGAAGTCCATTTCAAAGTCAGTTGGTAAATGCAATGCCCTGATTACGCTTGTAGGTCACGTACCGTTTCCCCTATTAAAAGATTAAAGTCCTGCCTTGTTAATCCTGTTTTTTATGCACTACTGCAAAAGCTAAATGCTAAAAGAAAAGCAATTTCCCCTCGACATAAAATTAAATTCAGTCCACTATTTCATCTAATAATTATTATGTAAAACTTGTAAAAATAGGTTTTACACTCTACTAATCAAAGCTATCCAAGTACTGATTATCAGACACTTACCACATAATAAGATTTAAGAACACATCTATATTTAATTAGGTAAATTAATTTCATCTTTTAACCTAAAAAATCTACAAACCAATGATTGCAGCTCCTATTAACACAGAATTTAAGCTACTCGATGATGAAACAGAGGTTATACTGATAGTAAGTATAGGAAATGATCATCCTGCTTCATCCAATGTATCTATCAAGCCTTCACAAGGCATTATCAAACATGATAGCTTTTCTATCAATCTTGGTCACGGAGGAAATCTTCACTTGAAAGAATTGGTAGTGCTTTCGGTAGTTCAAGATAACCCTGAGGAAAATCAAAACATTCTATTTGTAAACTATGACATAAAGCAAGGAGAGAAAATCAAACAATGGGAAAGTGCAGTGCTAAAAGTTGACAATGGAGAAAGAGGTATTTTCAAATTCACTGTTGTTTTTTTCTCTTAAATAATCATCTATATCATGAAAACTTCAACAATATTAACAATATGTCTGCTTTGCTGCTCTAACTTGATTTCAGTAGCACAAAACGATAAAAAAGCTACTACTACTGTAGACATCAATATTTTACAACCGCCTTCATCGCCAGGAGCATCCCTTATTGGAATTTCTCCAAATGATATTGTTAAACCTTCTGACCCAAAGGCATTACTACTTCAAGTTCAAAATCTAGCCAATAATTTCAGTGCTGTTCCTCAAAGTTTTGCTCTTGATTTTGCTCCAAAATGGCTTTTTGGAAAGCAAGACAGTCTTAAAAAATTTGCAACGAAAACGGATTTAAAATCAAATATTATTCAAAGTATGGTTGTTTCTGTTGCTTACAAAAAAGACTCAATAGATAAAGCCCTAGGCTCGAACCTTGGCGTTGGGCTAAAATTTTCTATTTTTAGGGGCAGTCCAAATGTAAGGAAAGTTTACCGCTATTTAGACCTATTAGCAGAGCACTTTTCTAATGAGATAATAGAAACGAAGATTTTAGGGAAAAATAAAGATTACCAAAAATATAAGAAACAATTGGAAAATTTGAAAAATACGAAATTAGACCTTTTATCAAAAAGTATGAGTGTTCCAGAGGAGCTTAACAACGATATTAGCGATCTTGATTATAAAATTCTTAAACTAAAAGAAGACAATGGTATTTATGATGGGGATTCTATTAGTATCTACAAAAGAATGGAGTCAAATTTGAATAACCTAATTTTTGCAAGAGTTGGTTTTAAACTTGATGTCGGGTCCGGAATAGTTTGGGAATACCCAAACTATCAAACAAACACATCGAAAGTATCAAAGGCAGGAGTTTGGGTTGTTTCAGGGTATGAGAATGAAAAAATCTCATTGTTAGGGATAGCCCGATATTTACATAATCCTGAAAAGGCGTTTGCAGATGAAAAAAATGTCATAAAAAAAGAGACATTTGATACTTTTGACTATGGTTTAAGATTTACTTTCACTGATTTTGAAAACAAAATTTCGCTCAGTTCAGAAGCAATACATAGGGCAATTATAGGGAATCAGACACTTCAAAATAGTATTCCAGCATCATGGCGTTTAACACTAAATGCAACATACGAAATAAACAAAACGCTTTCTTTAACCTTTGCTTTTGGTAGAGATTTTGATGGAACAATCTCAAAAGGTGGTAATGTGATTAGCTTTTTAAATTTAGTGTCTTCATTTGGTGGCACCAAGAAGATTTTGTAAATATCTGATTTAACTAATCAAGGTCAAATACCTCCAATTCTTGGCCTTGATTAGTTCTAGCCAAATTAGCAATAATCTGTTTCGATTATTAGTCAAAGTAAGGCCTAAAGGCTCGTTGCCGTTTTACTCTACCAGTACAATAAGGCCATTGAAAATAAATTGTTCAAGAGTTTCATCCATAAAAACTAAAAGCTTATTTTTCTCCATTTCAGTTTGAATTTCAAAATTATTTAGAAACGTTTCTTTTACATCTTTGATTGACATTTTTTCATAAAATGATTCTAAAAAAATCAATTGATTTTCTGAAAGTCCTAAAACTACCTTTTGCTCATTATTGGGTTTTACTTTTATTACGCCATAATAACTAGAAGATGGTATTAAGAGAATTTCATTTAGGGGCTTTCTATTAATCTTCCACCACTCCCATTTAGATTCAAACAAATATACATTATCAGCAATCGCAAACTGTTTTTCTAGCAAATCTGATTCTTTTAAATTAAGTAAATGGTTTGTCAAAGAAAATTGCACAATCTCTTCTATTTTCAAGAAAATCTTGCTGGTATGTTTGGCAATACATTTCCTATTAAATTGTTCAAATTTCAAAGAATTTTTAAGTATTCTTTGGTTTCGATGAGTTTTAAAAAGGCTACATTTCTTTAATATATTCTCAAATTTTTTGAAGAAAGTTTGATTGTAAATGATACTATTTTGCATCAGATGATTATCAAAATAGTTTTCCTCAAGATGCTCTAAAAAAAACAAAGTTTGCGGATAATATCGCATAACTAAAGATTTTTGCATACGATTTTCAAGATTTTCGGGCAGGCAATTGGTTAAGTTAATGTTGGGGAGTACCTCTAACTTATTGACATCATAGTCATTAGTGAGGCAGAGTAACAAAGACAATTTTAGCGGTATTGTTAAGCCTACTGTGTCCAACAAACTTATAATTTTTCGTTCATATTTTACATCTCCAGTTATTTTGTAGAGCTTACCATATAAATAGCATAATTCCTTCATATTATTTATATAATAAGTATCACTTTCTTTCCTTTCAATCTTTGTCAAACATAGCTCTATTTTATGTACTAATTCCTTATTTTGAGTGTCTGAGCTCAAGATATAATTAGTAAGTGAAATACAAATTCCTAAAGAGCCTTCCCAAAAACTTGTGTTTACTTGAGGCTGTTTAAACAAATGAATATGGCCTGCATTAAAGTGTTCAATTAATTTGAAATGTTCTTCTGTTGTAGATATTTTCAACAAATTATCATTCCAACATAGCTCTTTTTTATTCCATTGTCCTTCTAATGAAGCTAATAAAGCCTTCAACATTGTATCGTCTGACATTCGATACATCTTTGATGATAAAAGGTTAAAGGCCCATATTAAGCCTGCATTTCCACTTCCCAAACCTGTTAGAGAACCTTTATTGGCATCTGGATAAAAACTTGTTATACCAGACTTATCGACTATTAGATTCTGAATTACTATATCAAAAGTTGAATAAATAATACCTTCTAATGCTAATTCTGGGCTGAACTTATGCAAATACTGTAATATTAGTAATACTCCTATTCTACCTTTAAGCAGACAGTTAGAGCGTTGAGAATTGGTTATGTAATCTACTACTTTGGATTTCGATATAAAAGTGTTGGCATAATTAAGATACTGCTTATCAAGTAATTCTTCGTAAACTTTTAAATAAGTATAGATTACTCTTCCCCTACCAGTAAACAAACAATAAGTATGGGGTATTTCGGCTTCAATTCGTTGTAGTTTCTCGCACAAGCTTCTTAATTGAACTTCGACATCGCTAGAGTTTTTATGTATTGCTAATAATAGCAAGATATCGTCTGTTATTTCGATATAGTTTTGTTTATTAATATCATTAATCTTTGATCTGTTTTCCTCTAAGTAAATAGGTAGCGTTTGATTAATAACCTCCCAATATTTTTGGTTACGTTCCATAATTTTTTATTATAAATCTCCACTTTGAATTAATGCTAAGATATGATAGTAATAGGTAGGGAATTCTAACAGTAAACGAGATTCAAGCCAGTTTTCTGAATCGGTTTCTTTCTTGTAAGGGCCTATTATATGAATATACGAAGTTCTATATGATACTCCCTGAAAGTCACATAAGTACTTACGATATAAATTTCCGATATTCTGAAAAAGATAAGTAATATTTATTTTTTTTTCCCTAGAAAAACAGGTAAACAAATACTGTTCAAATATAACATTTGACAAGCCAATATTAACCAAAGGTAATTGTTGGATATTTTTATTGATAAAAGTAAAAGCTAATTTGGAATATTCCTCAAAAAACAAAGTGTCATGCCCCCCTATAATACCTGCATTTGAAGAAATTAATGGTTGAGGAAACGTCTTTGATATTGGCTCTGGGAGGTATTCAAAATGTTCTAAAATTTCTGATAATATAACCTTATCGTAGTCAAAATCTATCTCTATATTTTGAGCTACAAGAGGAGCCTCTAAAATAGAAGAGTCAAATTTTTTCCAAATAAAAACGTCACTATCAAAATGCAAAAATGGTTCTTTTTGTAAACCATAACTGTATATTTTCCCTAATGCCCACAAATCTTCATGGTAATTATTAAGACAATCTAATTCTACTTTAACAGAGGAATATGGCAGTTCTAAAATATCAATAAGTACTCTCTTCCCTTTTACGTCGGTTATTAACTCTGTATTTCCAAAATATTTATTCAATAACAAACAGCTTAATGCCCAACTCATATAATAATACTTACGATGTCGCCAGCCACCCATTTTTCGTCCTTCCCAGCTACTCAGTTCTTTCGTATAAAAAGGTTTTGTCCAATAACTTTGTATAATTTTCATGGGAATTAAATTTCATTCTTTTCAATCAACTCTAAAATATTGTAATAAAAATCTGGATATTCAAACAACAGTCGATTGGCTAAGTTCTCGCAAGCAACAAACTTCTTTTTAGCATTTCCTACTGCATGAACATAATGTCTACGATTCGGAATAGAAGCAAATTGAGTTATTTTATCGTAAGAAGATGTCATTGAATCGAATAAAAAAGAAACTTTTTTATTCATAGCTCTTGCCAAACACGAAAATAAATATTGCTCATAGATAAGCACAGTACTACCTAAATTAACTTTATTATAATAAGCCTTATTTTTTTCTAAAAAATCGAAAGCCTCAAAAGCAAACTCTTTCAAAAAGCTTATATCACTACCTCCAAAAACCCCAGCATTACACGAATGGATGATTGGTTGTCGTTGATAGTCACTTGTCATGTAGGTTGGTATATATTCAAAATTTGATATAATATCATTCCAAACGGTTGTATAATATTCAAAGCCAATATCTTCATTTTGAGCTATTAAAGGCTTGTTATTAATGTCATCTAATGTTTTCCAAATATATACATCACCGTCAACATGAAGAAATGGCTCATTTTGTAATGTATAACTATGCAGTTTTGAAATTGCCCATAAATCTGGGTGATAATTATTATAAATATCTAACTCAACCCTAATACTATCATAAGGAAGATTGAGTTTATCGATAAATAATTTTTTGCCTTCCTTATCAGTAACTAACTCTATAAAGCCGTAATGTTTTTTAAATTGAAGACAACTTAATGCCCAACTCATGTAATTATATTTTTTGTCTAACCAACCGCCCATTTTTCTATCTTCAAAGCGTTCAATACTCTTATCCAAACTTGGTTTAGACCAAAAACTGTGAATAATTTTCATTTTTATAGCAGGTTCATTGGGTGATCACATTGTAACACTTAGTTATTATTTTAGCCCACTTAATAGATTAATAATTTCTTCTCTTTTACGGGTTGAAACGGGGATTTCTTTGGTATACCCTGTTAATTTATGTTTAAGTATAATTGAACAATTTTCTTTTTTAAAGAGGGTAACAAAATTAATATTCACAATGAATGACTGATGAACTCTTAAAAAAGTCGTTTCTGGCAAGAGCATTTCATATTCTTTAAGAGGTTTTGACACAATAGGTTTACTTCCGTCATTTAAAAAAAAAGTAGTGTAACCCCCATCTGCCTCACAATACATGATTTCTTCCAACCATAATATATGTAATCCTTCCCTTGTATTAATAGTTATTCTTTGGGGCTTATGCTGCAAATGTTCTGCTGCTACCCGATACTGCTCTTTAGACACCAGTTTTTGTCTAACTTTATCAATAGCCAAATGGAAATCATCTTCGCCAATTGGTTTTAATAAATAATCCAATACTCCTACTTTCAATGCCTTCAGTGCATATTGGTCATAAGCTGTAATAAAAATAACTTTAAAAGAAAAATCTGGAAAATCAGCTAACAAATCGAAGCCCGTTTTATCACCCAATCTTATATCTAACAAAAGCAAATCAACCTGATTTTTTTTTAGCATTACTTTAGCATCAGGAACATTTTCGCATTCTCCTATTAGTAAAATATCTGTTCGCTCGGCGAGATAAGTCTTAGTTATGATACGTATTGACTCTTCATCGTCAACAATTAACACACGGAGAGGTTTATGAGTCAT